CGTATCGAACCGCTCACTCGCTGACCTTCTTGCGGAGGCAATCCGGCTGGATGAGGAGGTCGAGAAGCTCTGTGACCGAATCACCATATTAGAGGAAGAGCGAAAACCCCTGGCCCTGAAATCAATCAAGGCGTTTCGAGCGGCCCAGAAGAAAAGTGGGATGGACAACAACCACTGGGTGCAGTACTTCGCCAAGGCGGTGGAGCGGCATCGGAAGGAGAACGGGTGAGTTTTGCGATCAAAGTCCTGGGGTATGCCGATGGGCGACCGTGTTCGTTTGAGGACTCGTACCTGCGTTGGTACGACCCGAACGTCGCGATTGAAGAGGAGGGATTGTTGGTGCTAGGGGAGTTTACCTATGACATCGCGCTTGCCAAGACCTTCCCTGACCGGATCTCTGCTCTGGAGGAGTGGAAGCGGGTGCGGGAGGTGGATCCGATCCGCCCAGATGGAAAGCCGAATCGGCCTCTCACGGTTTACACCGTCACGATTGAGCCAGTGCCATGACCGGCGCGAAGACGTTTCTTTCCTGGCTGGCGAGAGAGCCAGAAGAGAAGATTCTGTACCTGAAGGATTTCATGGAGAAGCTTGCTGACGGTCGGGTCGCCATCATTGTTTGCAAGGAGGGTGGGGAGCCAAAGTGTCTCACGACAAAGAACAAAGCCACGCTCTGTATCTGCCGCGAGAAATAGTGGAGCATTACGAGCTTGTAGACAAACTGTCTGGGATGCTCATGCAAGAGTACGACACAAAGGAGGAGGCCCTGGCCCACCTGCGGACGTTTCGGCTGGATCAGTTCGAGGATCTTGTCTTGTTTCGGGTCACCCGCCGACTTGCGATGGTGGCAGAGGGCGACGACATCAGCGCGTTTGTGACTGGGAGAGAGGTGCATGGAGCCTAGTGTGGTGGTGATGGTCGTTATCGGGATCGCCTGCGTGGTCTGCGGGGTGATCGGGAGAGGAGGAATCGATCTGTGGTAAGGAAGCTCGCGGTGATCGTGCTGGCGCTCTCGCTGTTGACAGTGTCAAATGCAGAGGCGAAAAAGCACCATCACAAACATCCACAACCCTTCCAGCGGGAGATCTGGTACATCATCAACCAGCTTCCCTCCCAGTGGACGCCCCAACTCCAGGAGACGGTAGCTGACTTCAACGCCAACATGCCTGAGAAGGGACCGCTACTGGTCGTGATCAAAGGGGATCCCGTGATCTGTGACACTCAGATCAAGCGGACTATCACCGTCTGTGGGGGTGATGGCGAATACGCAGGCGGGGAGTACTGGGGGCTGGCCTGGGGCATCGGTCACTCCGAAATGTCGATCTGGATGGATGTCGAGGGAGAGTGGATCCCTGACAGCCCAGACGAAGTAGAAGCGACGCTGTGCCATGAGCTTATGCACGAAGTTGGCCTTATTGACGACAACTACAACGCCATGCCCGATACCAGTTGCGTCTGGGGCAACCTCACTGATCTGGGGCCGTGGGACATCGCTCGTCTGCACGCGGTATGGGATGACGGCACCAACGACACCCCAGAAGACGAAATCCAACAAAGGAAACACCATGCATAGCTATATCAATTGGTACGACGGAGAACGCGACGTGAACATGGTTGGTCGCCATGTTTCCGCGAAGGTTGTGCTGGACAGCTTCCGTAGCGTCATCTCACGCGATCCTGTTCCACCAGACCCCAAAAATATCGAGATTATTGTGGCGTGGTATGGGTACGGGGATTACCACGGATCTGCCATCGTGGTCTATCGCGACAAACGTGATGGGAAGCTCTATGAGGTCAATGGCTGGCACTGCTCCTGTTATCAACTGGAAGGGCAGTGGAAACCAGAGGAGGTCGTCGTGAAAGAGCTTCTGGCACGACCTGTGTACGCCGATCTCAATCAATCAAGGGCAGAAGATAAAAAGGACATTGAGGACATTCGCCGCGAACTCGTCGCGAGGTTAGGATGAGAGACGACACTGTACGAAAGGCGATAATCGCCTTAGACCTTACAAACGGAACTTGGGAGAAAAAGAACGTCTGGGAGATGGCCCCCGATCAGCAGGAGATCCTGGTGGACGCCTACTGGGAGATCTACAACGCCAACCCTGATTTAGGGGTGCGAAGGATTCGGGCCGTCTCCACCACCCTCCTGATGCCTTCGTTCTTGGCTTTCGTGGATGACGTCAAGGACGTGGCGAGGAAGGTCTGATGCCGAACTGCGGTGACTACTGGCCGTCGTTGGAGTATTGGTGGTGTGACTATTGCCGGGACTATCACCGCTGCGGCGACTTCCCCTGGCTAGATCCTGCGTGTTGTTCCGAAGAGCCTGAGGAAGATTTGACACCTGTCAACGAGGAGGAAACATGAAACGCACAACCTTCACGACTGAACTCCGCACGATCCTGCACAGAGGACACACTCTCCTCGTTCCTGAAGCGGAGTGCGCTCTCTGCCAACTTGAGATGGATGAGATCCTGCCTCTCTTCCATCACTATGTGGCAGATTGGCTGAAGAAGCACAAAGACGATCCAGACATCGAGACAAAATGGCGGCAGCAGATCGGAGGGAAACCACCAGGATGAGCAACGACTGGCGCGGCATAGACCGGGATCAAGTCTCCGAAGCGTACGGCACAATCATCACTGAAGAAGACATGGCGCGGATCTGGCCCATGATCGAGCTTGCGGCCACCTTGCACAACACCAAGCCACCCCAGATCCTGCACGCGATGAAGCTGCGGAGAGAACTCAAAGAACAAGAAGCGGAGTTCACCCCGCCAAAACTGACCGTGAACGAAAACCATACCTATCCCTGCTGGGCCTACGACGAACTCAGGCGTTTTCTGCATGATGCGCTCGTGCGAGAACTCATGGTCAATAAGGTCACCCTTCGCCAAACCATCTATGACCAAAAGGGCCATTCCAAAATCGCCAACATCGAGTATCCCGTAGATGAGTTTGTCGGCAAGATCATGGAGATTCTTGATGAACAATGTCGGTAACCCCTTGATCCGTGGTACGCTTGTAGCTATCGGACTCGCACTAGGGGGTTTTGCGGGTCTGGTGACGATGATGATCATTGCGGTCGGGAAAGAGCTTCTGGAGAAGGAGCGACATGAGCCTACGGAAGACTGTCGCTGAGATTGTGATATTTCTCAGGACAGCAAAGACAGAAACGATCACCGACGATCTGGTGAGGGGAGACTTCGATGTTGCCAGACAAAAGTGTGAAGCTGGAAGACGCGCTCGAAGCCAGAGCCGTTCAGGTCGCCGTCAACCGGAGGATGCTGCAGGAGGAGCGCAAATCCTTCCCGGTGATCGCGATGATCGACACCCTGATTGATGAGGGGTTTAGTCCGACACAGGCAGGCAAGATTCTCAACCGCTCTGTCTTTCTCGCCCATGCACTACAGGAGAAAACGTGAGTACATCCGGACCAACAAAGAAGTCGCGGGTCTGGGAGGTGATGCGCTTCATCACGAAGTACATCGATAGCAATGGCTATCCTCCCTCCCTCCGCATTATCTCGCGAGAGGCCAACGTCTACCCCTCCTCTGTTGTCCACTACGTGAATCAGCTAGAGGAGTGGGGCTACATCCAGCGGGGTGACGATCCTCGCCGCCTTATCACGGTGACAGAGAAGGGACGAGAGCTTTGAGGAGCATCCGCCGAATCCTCCTGGTGACCGGATCTCGCAGGGCGAGCTTTCCCCATTACCAGCTTGTAGAAAAGCACCTGAGAGCGTGGGATCCCCAGTTGATCATCCACGGTGGATGTGTTGGCTTTGACATCCTCTGCGAGGAGTGGGCAGTGGCAAATGGAGTCCCCTTCTCGCGCTTCGATACGCCACAGCAGGACAAAGAACGCTATGGCGGCAGAGCCTTCACGATGCGGAACACCACCATGGTGGAACACGTCATCGACACGTACTGCGAACAAACTGATGACGGACTCTGGATTGCCAGACATACCTTCGTGGTGGGCTGTATGGCCTTTCCGGGCGGTGGTGGCACAGACGACTGTGCGGGGAAGTGGTTAGAGTACGCCAATCGGACAGTGACGTTCGTTACCACCCGCAAATTGCAGTTTATCGATCTCAGAGGAGAACCGTTCAATGTATAGCGGCGGTACGAAGATTCAAGGTGAACTTAACGACACAGAGAACGAACTCCTAGAAGAAGCGATCAAGAAGTTCCCGAAAGGGAGTAAGGCACGCTACCTTGCCACCAATGGCGCGGCTGGTACCGTGATCAAGGTTCTGTACGAGCATCGCCTCTTTGACATCATGATCGGGGTGGACTTCGGCCACGGCAAGCCTCTGTATATCCCGGCTGCCCTGATGCGCCCGGTGGAGGTGTGATGTCTGTCCTCTCGATCCAGGGTGAAGAGTTTCTCATTCATCCCGTAGATCTTGACACCATGGCATGTAGCCCCTTTGGCGCTCCGGTTGGGTTTATGTACGATCCAACGATGGATACCATCTATGGCCGGGTGGTGATCGAGGATCAGGTCTTTGCCTATACCTACACCGGGGTCAGTGTCTATCGCGATCAGCAGCGAGCGGCGACGATAGAGTTTATGCCGAACATTGAAGAGCTTGTTGCTAGGAAGATTAATCAGGCGGTCACGCAGTGGGAATTCGATAGTCTGGCCCTGGCTGGTATGGAACTCGAAGAGTGATAGAATGCCTCTGAAAGGAGGCGTCTCATGCTCTGGACGTTGATCGTTATTCTCGTTATCCTCTGGGCGATTGGGTTTTTCGCGATTCCCACCCTGGGCAGCATCGTCCATATCCTCCTCGTTATTGCCCTCGTTGTGTTGATCTACCAGCTGATCACGGGCCACCGTCCACTCTGATGTCTACGTGGCAATTTCGTGGACTTGTTGCGCGAACCTGGACGGGATACTGCCTGTTGGGAGGATGGGGTGAGTATCGCCGCCAGTGTAATCCGTCCCATGTCTTGAGATTGGGGTGGCTACATATCTTGCGCTGGGCAGATGGTGGCGGCAAGCCAATCGAAATATTTTGGATTCCGACGCGGCGACGACCGCGCTGTCAACGATTGCTTCCAGTATGACTGTCTATCTAGGGGCAGGCTGGAAACTCACCCATGTCACTGACCGGGTGATCGAGATCCAGAAGGATGACTGGGCCTACCGGCGTCTGACTGGTCGCGATGGATACGTACGAGTAAGGGCTGAGCCGGGAATGGACCGGCAAGCCCTTATCTCGCGTGCGGTAGACTGTGCTAAACGGCAGGACGAGATCCTGGGTACCCTGCTGGCGATGCGGCTTGCGCCACCCCGGCGTTCATACGAGATGCAACAGCGCAGACTGGCTCCCGCGTTCGCAACACCGGAAGAGCCTGAGATCATAGGGAGGAAACATGGATAACGGATCTACGCTAGTGGTACGCGATCTCGATGGTAAGCACATTTCAATTCCCGCCGATACGCCAGATGAAATGCTGAAAGAACGCAACTGGACGCCGGTTGGCTACCCCGACAAGTCCACCGAACAAGAGCGCAATAAGGCGTGGGCTAAGGACGCGATGGAGAACGGCCTCATTGCCGATCTTAAGCATCAAATCGGCCCCGCCGCGCATGAGATCGCTGGCGCACTCCGCACACTCGATACTTCTCGCCCCTTTCCTTTCACAAAGGAAGAGATCAAGAACGCCAAGCGCATCCTGATGGAAGCGGGGTATGGCGCGACCGAACAAGAGGTCGAGGGGCGATTCTCCGTCCCCACGGCAGTCGTGAGCAAGACGCAGGAGTAAGTTATGGCTGTCACAAACGTCCTCTTTGCGAAGTTCCCTCAAAATGCGGCAGGAGGTGATGCGGCTGGCGATGGTCCGATGGATCTGCTGTCGGACACGATCAAGGGCACACTCCATACCTCGACCTGGACCCCTTCGCAGACCACAAACGAAGTCAAGGCTGATGCCACCAACGAACTCGGCACAGGCGGCGGCTATACCGCGCTAGGGGTCACTCTGGGCACCAAGACGTACGTGGCCTCCAGCTTGGTGACGACCTTCGATGCAGCAGACCTTGCGTGGCCTGCCTTCACGAATACCTTCCGCTATCTGGTTCTTTGGGATGACACGCCTACCGTGCCAGCCGATCCACTGATTGCCCTGATTGATACCGGAGGCAACCAGACACTCTCAGGGACGGATCTGTCCTTCCCCTGGAATGCATCGGGGATCTTTTCTTTCACGGTGGCGTAAATGGCAAAGTTGATGTGCGTCCACTGTGGACGCTACATGACAATGCCGGTCAACATCGCGGTACGACTGGAGAAGTGTGTCTTCTGTGGTAAAGACTTCGCGGTCTGGGCCACGGAGATCGAAAAGCCGCGCACCCTTATCGAACCAGTGCGGAAGCGGGAGCCAGTCAAGAACTGGTCTGTTGCTGACGAGAATAAGTTCCGGAGGCTCGTAGAAGGGATTTTCTGATGCCACCAACACGCGCCTGGGGTGTGACCCGGCAGAACCTCACGACGCTCAATAACGCCCTGAACATCATTACGACCATTCGGAACGAGATGGCACAGGATATCGCTTATTCCGGCAACGTGCCGAATATCGATAATGCGCTCCAGATCCTGACCGACATTGCTCAAGTTGTAAGTGATCACCTGACCGCTGAGGGCAAGTAGTGACAATCACGACCCTTGACGGTCTGATTGCGGCCCTGGGCAACAATCAACAACGGGCGTCGTTTGCCAAGAATGCCGCAAACGGCGCGACGGGTACGCCGATAGGACTCTTTTGCGTCGCTGGCACTCCCGGTGCGGCGGCGAACCCGTCGTCTGGTGTTGCTGGCGACGTTCCAACAAAAGCCACGCCTGGGGCGTTTATCTTCACCAACCCAACCGCGCCAGCTAAAACCTACATATCACGCATCGCGCTCATGATGGGAAACGTGTCGTGCGCTCTGCACTTCTATGACCGGCTGTGGCACAACAGCGGACTGTCCGCAACCTCGACCTCCGCGCAGACGGTCAACAGCGTGGCACTGACGCGTCCTGATGCGAACGGTGATGACGTTGAGGCATGGTGGCATGTCTATTCAGCGGCTGGGTCAGGAAATCCAACGTCCGTCACGATCTCCTACACAAATCAGGCTGGCACGAGCGGTAGGACTGGCACGCTAAGTAATTTTGTTGCCAGCGCCCCAACCCACCGTACCCTGCCGTTCACGCTGCAATCTGGCGACACAGGCGTGCGCTCAATCCAGAGCTATACCCAGAATGTTTCCCTTGGATCGGGGACGATTGGACTCGTGCTAAGGCGAAAGATCGTCACCCTCATTGCGCCAGTGAGTAACAATGTCGCGATGGCTGATGGGTTTGCTCTTGGCTTACCGCTGGTGAACGATGACGCGTGCATCGAGCTAATCGCCCACATTGCCGCCAACTCGACACTCAATGGCGTTGGCAACTTCACCCTGATTCAAGGCTAAGCGATGACGATTGCGACACTCGATCAACTTGTCACGGCGCTTGCGTCACCACAGCAACGCTTTGGTTTTTACAAGACGGTGACCCCACAAGCCGTGTCGGCATTTACCTCGCTGTGGGCGTGCCCAGGATTCCCAGGAGCGGGAGCAGATCCGTCGTCTGGCGTTGGTGGCAGCATTCCAACAGACGCGACCGCTGGCGCGATGCCTTTTACCAACCCTGCTGGTGCTGTTCAGACCTATCTCTCGCGCTTTGCGGCATCCCTTGGCGCGACCGCTGGCATGCTTATCCTGTATGACCGGCTGTGGCACAACAGTGGACTTTCACCCACGTCGTTGACCGCACAGACGGTCAACTCAACAGCACTGACACGACCGGACGCAAACGGCGCGGATGTCGAGGCATGGTTCCATGTCTTGGGCACACTTGGCGCTGGCTCAACGGCCCCAACGATCAGCTATACCGATCAAGACGGGAACTCTGGTAACACGGGCACACTTATGAACTTTGTCACGACTGCCGCGACGCATCGTAACTTCCAATTTCAACTGGCGTCGGGTGATAGTGGTGTGCGGAGCATCCAGAGCTACACCAACGCCGCAACGCTCACGTCGGGCACGTTTAGCCTTATCCTACGGCGTCGGATCGCGGCTCTGGCGCTACCGAACTCTAATTACGGTGGGATGCTCGATCCGCTTTCGGGTGGACTCCCATCAATTCCAAACGATGCATGTTTAGAGCTTATGGTATTCAATGGTTCCGCTGTCGCGGCATTTGCGTACGGTGGTCTTTCGTTGATTCAGGGATAAGCGATGGCGTTCACAACGATGGACCAAGTGCTGGCTGCTTTACCGGGGCAACCAGTCAAATTCAACAAGAACTTCCAGATGACTTCTGGCGCGTGGGCCTCGACATTCAATGGCGTTGGCTATCCCACGGCGGGGGCAACACCAAGCTCCGGTCTGGCTGGCGACATTCCAACGGCTGCCACACTCGGCGCACTACCAATGGCGGCATCCGGTCCTGGCACGCTGTACGCGGCACGAATGCAAGCCGGATTTTCTACGTCAGGACAAGCTGGTCTGGTCGTGCTTTATGATCGTGTCTGGCACAACTCAGGCATCAGCGCCACGGTGACCACGGCGCAAACAATCAACTCTGTGGCGCTCAACCGCCCCGATGCGAATGGCAAAGAGGTTGAGGCGTGGTGGCAAGTCTATGCCGCGATGGGCGCTGGTACGCCGAATGTCACTCTGACCTACACCGATCAGGACGGCAACACTGCACAGAGCGGCTCGTCAGGCGTGCTAGCAACGACGATGGCGGTCAATCGCACTGGTCCCTTCATCCTTGCTTCAGGCGATACGGGGGTGCGCTCGATCCAGACATGGCAAGCCGACGCCACCTTTACATCCGGTACGATTGGGCTGGTGCTACGGCGACCTCTGCTGTATCTCGCTGTTCCGGTCTTCAATCAGGAGCAGATCGCAGACGTACTGGCCTCAAATCTGGTAGAGATACCGGACGCTGCTTGCCTGGAGATTGTCACGTTTGTTCAGACGACAACACTCACGAATTTCCAGGGCGAACTTCTGATCGTTGAGGGCTAAGTTATGGCCGCGAATCTGATTTATCCCAATGGCGGAAGAATCACTTCGCGGCTCATCGTGCCGGATAGTGCCGATAAGACACGGGCGACCGTCGTTTCCGATGCGTTCTTTGGCCCAGCGTCTTCCGGCACAGCCTTTGCCGTTCCGAAAGCGACCGCAATTGGCGCAGGAATAGCCCCGCAGGTTTTGACATCTGTCAATCCGCCCCTCGCGACAGGAACCGGCGCGGGACTCGTTCCGACCCTTGCCCTTGTTGTGCCAAAAGCGGCCTCGACAGCGGCAGGAATAGTCCCACAGGTATCAAACACCTACTCTGCTCCTCTTGCCACCTCTACGGGCCTAGGAATCGTTCCTGGGGCATCTCTCGTTGCTGCTCCTCCCAAAGCAACCTCGACAGCAGCCGGAATCGCCCCACAGACCACGATCTCCTTTGCCGTTCCTGTGGCAACGGCCACGGGTGTGGCGTTTGCCCCAGATCTCGTCACAGGGGTGGTTTTCGCCCCTCCTGTTGCAACGGCCACCGGGACAGGCATTGCTCCAGCGATGGGGGTTACCGCTGCGCCTCCCGTAGCAACATCTACGGTAGCGGGACTCGCGCCAACGCTCGCGATCTCTCCACCAAAAGCCACCGCGACCGGATCTGCTCTCGCACCTGTTCTGGCCCTCGCTCCACCGAAGGCATCTGCCACAGGTGCCGGAATCGCGCCTACCGATGTCACGACAGCTGCTCCCGCCAAGGCTACCGCCACCGGATCTGCCCTCGCGCCATCGTTGGCACTTGCACCACCAAAGGCATCCGCCACCGGGCAAGGATTAATCTTTACGCCCCAGACGGTGTATCCGGTCCCGGTCGCCACCGCAGCGGCAGTCGCGTATCCGCCAGATCTGCCGGGATTCCCCACCGTCTTTGCTCCTCCCAAGGCAACTGCCACGGGGGCTGGTGTTGTTCCGTCCCTGGCAATTGCCCTCAACCCGCCAAAGGCGTCTGCCACAGGCCAGGGCATTGCACCTGCCATTGCAACCGCTTTTGCTGTTCCACGGGCCACTGCTACTGGGGCGGGAATCGTCCCTGCTGCTGTTGTTGCACCTGCGCCACCAAAAGCATCTGCGACCGGACAAGGCATTGTTCCCGCGCTCAAGGCGGCGATCTCCGTTCCGAAAGCGACGGCAACAGGGGCTGGTATTGCACCGTCTGTAGGGATCGCTGTTCCTCGCGCTACCGCTATCGGGGCCGGAATCGTTCCCGCGCTCAAAGCGGCGATTGCTCTTCCCAGAGCCATCGCCACGGCTCAGGCGTATGCGCCAGAGGTTGTCTATCAGACCGGCGTCTTCGATGTCCCACGGGCGAACGCGACCGGGCAGGGCTTTGTTCTCACGCCCAGGGTGACGCTCTCTCTTCCCAAGGCTGCGGCGACGGTCGTTCCTTACGCGCCGACGATGTTTACCTTCCGGCCTCAGCCGCAGTATTTCTTTGCGGAGATTGATCTGTCGTATCCTTTGCGAGCATCTCTGGAGCCAAGTCAGAAGCTCAGCGCAGAGATGACCTATGGCGTCACGATGAAGCAAAAATACGACCCTGATATCACGATTGTCCTGGGTGGTGTCCTTGATCTGGTGGAGGTGTAAGAATGAAGGTCTTTACCGTGAATGGAGGAGACACCATTCGCCTCACAGCCAAGGATGTCTCCCACGCTGATGTTGGCCCGATCACCACGGGCCTGACTGGTTCTGTCAGCATTGTGAGCATGTTGACGCAGCAGGTTGTGGGTGGTCCCGTTCCGATCACGTTACATAGTGGCGATGATTGGTACGTGGATCTCATCTCGCCTGCTACTGACGGTCAGTATCGGATTGACATGCTGATCAACTACCTCACGGCCAGTCGTACCCTGCAGCTGAAACTGATTGTGGTGTAGCCATGACGATCAACCGTGTCTCGCACATTGCCCCAGAAGAGATCTCGTTTCTGGAAAACAATCCCAACAAAGGCTCTGAACGAGGTCATCACCACATCCGGAAGTCGATAGAGAAGTTGAAGTTTGGTCGCCCGATGTTGATGGGGCGAGATGGCGGAATGATCGCCGGAAACCAGACGATGGAGATCGTGCAGGATCTGGGCCTGCCAATCGAGGTGGTAGAGAGTTATGGGGACGTGGCGATTGTTCACAAGCGTTTGGATCTCAGTTCAGACGACCCGAAAGCGATGGAGCTTGCGATTGCTGACAATCGTTCTTCAGAAGTGGGTCTTGCCTGGGATATGGATGTTCTCGACCATGCACGAAGCCAGGGCCTCACAGATGACTGGTGGTTCGAAGCAGAGCTTGACGAACTCGACATAGAAACAGCCGGAAAAGGCCAAACTAAAGAGATGGAGCATGCGATTGAGGATCTCTCCCTCAATGATGAGCCGATTGACCTGGAAGACGACGATTCCGTCAAACCCGGCCAAGCGTTTATCCTTGGACATCATCGCCTTGTGGTAGGCGTCGCTACCAGAGGTGGAGATGCCAACGTAATGATCGCGGCGTGGCAGAGGTTTACCGGCCACAAGGCCATCCGTGATGACGCCTTTGATGAGTTTATGGAACTGACCAATGACTAGCCCCGGTATTCAAGCCATGCACGATGCGCCCCGCTGCGGAGCTTTTACGGAGCGCGGCCCCTGCAAGCGACCAGCCAGTGCTAATGGGCGCTGCCATGTTCACGGAGGAAAGTCCGTGATTGGCCCATCTCATCCGCAATTCACAGGGCAACAGAGAACGACCTACACGGATCGGATGCAGGCCAATAAGAAGCTGATGGAAACCTACGTGGAGGTCATCAGCGACCCAGAGCTTCTCAACCTCTCCAGTGAGATCGCGCTCATGAAGGCGCATATCGCGGAGCTTATCGAGACAGTCACCAAAAATGGCGAGACAGATGATCGCTGGGATCGAGCGCGAAGAGCCTGGAACCGCTTTGTCAAAGCTCGTCGCGCCAAGGTGGCCTCCCAGTATGCGGAGGCACTGCGCGAGCTTGAGGATGTGTTTACCGAACATGCCACAGACAAGATGTTGTGGGATGACATTCACGATAGTCTGGTGGTGCTTGATAAGTTGGTGGGGCGAGAGAATAAGCGACGAGCCACGATGCAAGCCATGCTCTCGACTGAACAAGCGGTGGCCCTCCTGGCTCGTATGGTGGCAATCATTCAGGATAACGTGACCGATCAAGCTGCCCTGGGGGTGATTCACAAAGAAGTTCGTCGTTTGCTGATCGATAACCCTTCTCTGGCCGCTGGGGTTGGGCGCGTAGACTCTCGCAAGAAGGAAACGTTCTTTGAGCGAGGAGATCTCCCTGAATCGATTGAAGTAGCTCTCAATGGCTGAGATCACAGGACTGATTGATCCCTTTGCCCCGGTAGAGGGATATGATCCCCAGACAGAGCGCTTGCTCAACATCTGGGATACCGTCCTGGTTGATCGACCGACAAATGCGGAGTATCCCACCGACCCGATTGAGTTTATGCACGATTACCTGGGGATTCGCCCCTGGGCCAAGCAAGAGGAGATCGTCTATGCTGTCTGGGAGAACCGTTACACTTCTGTGGCATCCTGCCACGCTATCGGCAAAAGCTTCATCACTGCTGCCATCCTCATTACGTTCCTTCACACCCACGAGAACTCCATTGTCCTCTCCACCGCGCCAACCGGACGGCAAGTCGAGCATGTCCTCTGGCGTAACGTTCGTTCCCTCTGGAGACAAGCCAAAAGACCCCTCTTAGGGCGTCGGCCCCTCACGACCCGCTATGACATCGCGGATAACTGGTACGCGATGGGATTCAAGCCCAACGACCAGGAAACGGACCCTCTGCAAGGATTCCACGCCGAAAACTTACTCGCCATCATCGATGAAGCAGCGGGATCTCCTCCCTCGATCATTGACGGCATGATGGCGGCAATGACCTCTGGGGGATCGAAAATGATGATGATCGGTAACCCCACCTCCACGTCTGGTCCGTTTTTTGACTCCCATCACTCCAAAAAAGACCAATTCAAGACCTTTACCGTAGCGTGGCCCGATACCCCGAACTACACAGAGGGATACGACAAATTCGGCTATCTGATCACCCAGAAATGGGTTGATGACGTGATTAGCCGGTATGGGGAAGAATCTCCCTACGTACAGTCCCGTGTCTATGCCCGATGGGTCAGTTCAGACGATGTGCTGATTTCTGGCTCTGATATCGAGACGGCTCAGAACAGAGAGATCACCGAAGAGCAGTTTGCCATTCTGGAGCCGATTGAAGCTGGTCTAGACGTTGCTCGTGATGGTGGTGACCGCACCATCCTCTGTATCCGGCGAGGAGCCTGGGTTGAGGGGATGTATCAGATCACCTCTGGCGACGGCATGGAAACAGCCGGAAAGGCGCTGCGGAAGATTCGAGACATCGTTGGAGACGTGCCGGTTCACCTCAAGATCGATGAGATCGGTGTGGGCACCTCAGTCCTCGACTTCGCCAATCTTGCCACCAGGGACTTTTCGGAGTACCGCACCATTCGTGTTACTGGGGTGAACTTTTCCAAAAAGCCATGGGATATGGAGCAGTATTACAACCAGCGCTCTGAGGCGTACAATCTACTTGCTGGCCGATTCAAGTCTGGTCAGATCGGTGGAAATATTGCCAATGAGGCCGCGAGTGAGCTTTCGGACATTAAGACCAAATACAACGGGAAACACACCCAGCCAGTGGTGGAACCTAAGGATGAAATCAAGAAAAGACTGGGCCGCTCCCCGGACTACGCTGATGCGATTGTGTTAGCGTTCTACAACCCGCCACCCGATGAGATCAAACCGATAGGGGTGCTGGCATTCGGATACGCCAAGAACAACGTCCATACCTCTGGCGTGCCGCTGCAAATCAAGAAGAGGTGACAGGTGTCAAATTCGGTGGATGACAACAACGTCGAGAGGATGTCAGAGACTGAGCGGCAAGCCTTTTACACGGATCTGGAAAACCTGATCAGGGCTGGCGCGACCAACCGCGAGGTGGCTGAACACTTCTCATTCAACCCTGTCACCGCTCGTCGCCACATCAACTATGTCAAGGGATTACTAGAGGGCGAAAAACGCGCCAGATCCGCCCAGGGACAGGAGCGGACTCACCCTCCCCAAATGATTCGCGCCACCACGGTCATTACCGATCAGAGTGGCCTTGATGTCTTCAGTAAGCCCATTACCCTGCGTGGTGGTCGTAGCACAAGCATTGGTAACGCTCTACGGTTGGGGCAACTTGTCACACACCCTGAATCGGGAGAATTCCGCTTAGAGGATACCGACTCTGCCACGCTGCGTGCGATGTCACCTGCGGATCTGATTCCGCTGGTGTTGCGCGTGTCGCCAGAGATGTCCCGCGCTCTGTACGACTTTCTGCGAATGGCGAACCCTGGCTGGACTCTACGGGCCTTTAATGTCGGAACGGATGAACCCAATGACCAGGGACAGCAGTTCCTCAACTTCGCCATCAAAACCCTCGACAACCGCCCCGGCAAAACCGCCAATACCACCTTTAACTCCATGCTTGCAGGTGAGTTTGTCAGAGGTGCCCTCTTCTGCGAAATGGTTCTTTCTCCGAAAGATGCGCGGACTTTCGTGGACATTGTCACCCCAGATCCCTTCACCGTTGCCTTCCGCGTCATCAACGACCCAGACACCGGAGGACAGGGATTTGAGTTAGTCCAGGGTAAGGGCCGCGATGCCATCGTCCTAAAAGAGCCAACCATCAAATACATCTCTGTAGATCCTCTTCCTGGCACCCCCTACGGCACCTCTCCTCTGGCACCGGGCCTGTTCCCCTGTCTGTTTATTCTGACGATGTTTCAGGATGCCAGACGAGTGGTGGCGCAGCAGGGGTGGCCGCGCTTGAACATCGCCATCGATATTGCCGCCATGCTGGAAACAATGCCTGCTCAGGATCAGCAGGACACCGAAAAGGTCAGACTGTTCGTGCAGGAGGCCATCAATCAGGTGGCGGCGGCGTATACCGACCTCCAGCCCGATCAAGCCTTCGTGCATACCTCTACGGTCAAATTTGAGCCTCCTATAGGCGCGATAGGCGACTTAGAAGGGGTAGCTCCCTTATTCGATGTTTTGGAGCGTATGGCGGTCAGATCGCTGAAATCGATGCCCCTGCTGATGGGCATGCCGGAAGGTGTTTCAGAGGCAAACGCCAACCGGCAGTGGGAAGTGCATGTCGTCTCAATCAGGGCGATGCAGAACATCGCGGAATCCGCCCTGAGCAGCCTTTTCACACTGTATCTGGAAGCAAATGGGATCGCGGCGGAAGCACGCTTCAAATTCGATGAAATGCGTGCTATCGAAGAGCTTCGCGAAGCTCAGACTCATTTCCAGAAGCTGGAGAACGCCCAAGCCTCAGAACTGGCCGGATATCGCACCCACGATGAGGCATCGGTCTATGCGGTTGGCAAACCCGCCGCCAATACCGAAATTGGCGTGATTGGCGACAAAAACGTTGGTCAGGGCAAGGGCAAGACCTTTGCGGGAGATACGGGCGACGAGAAGCCGATCCAAGGAGATGATGGTGCAAAAAGAATGGAAACACTCATCCGAATGCTGGAAAACCCTGTTACCGCCCAGGGAGTCGCTTATGGGGTTGCGTTGGCCGGAAATATCCTTGGCGATGAGTCGTATCCTGCACTGGCCGATGGAATTCGCGTCCTTGCTAACGGACACGAGGAAATGCAAGAATCTCTGTCGGATACTGACGACATACTCACTGTACAGGGTTTGTGAGTGCGCCGCCTCACCAAGATCACGGCAGTCGCGTTTATTTGCTGCTGGGCGACAGCCTGCGCGTACGACCGGCTCCTCACGCGCATCCAAGCGGACTACCTAAATCCTTGACAAAGCAGCGATGTTGCAGTACTCTCTAAATGCACCTCCTGCGGGTGCCACAATTAGCAAATGGACCGGAATGCCGCGAGTTGGTGCCCCCGGTCCATTTGCGTATAAGGAGGATTATGGAAAGCGCACAGCGGGAACTTCTCCAGGTCATTGCCCAGAACACCCATATGATGACCATGGCGCTGATGGACATCGCTGGAGTAGGCAAGATCACCAACGACGGTCAGGGTCATCTCAGTCTTAACTTCTACACCAACGAACAGCGCGAAGCAGCACCACCCCCACGACAACGCATCACCCCCGGTGAAGTCTCCACCCGATGGGAATCGCAAGGAGTTGCGGCAGCATGGGTTTTCACCTCTCCTCCACCCTGCAAAGACGTAGAAATCGTCTGCTCCCCCGACAACACTGCCGATCTCGGGATGCGCTGCTACGCCACACAGAAGTTGGTGGGCGGGGAGAGGAAGAGCTACTCGATAGTCTTTATGGATATCGATCAACTGGCGCAATACCGGGAGTACCTGGAGAGGGAGACATAGTGACCCAGCACTGGCGTAAAGACAAAGAGGGGAACTATTGGGTGAAGACTATTGACGGCGAGCGACCAGCCACCCTGAACGAGATCGAGCAGATCAAGGAACAGCTTCGTCGCCCTGCCAATGATCCCCGTCAGCAGAAAAAGATCTAGTGCTTGCTCAGCACAAAGTTCACAAGATCTCTCTGGAGGGATGGCAAATCACCAAAGAGGGCAAGATCCTGCTCGATATCCTTGTGGCTTACAAAGATGCTCAGGATACCGGGTGTGGGATAAAGAAGCTGTTCCTTGTTCTTCTCCCTGATAAGCCAGATTCCCAGGACTGGATTGCGTTTGGCCTGCCGGATCCCAACGAAAATTAGGGGTTGACAAACTCCTGATCCTTTGATATAAATGTGCTAGAGACGATAGCTCAACGGATGACTGTCAAAGACAGAGCGAGAGCGACCGGGAAACCGGGAAGTGTGTGGGTTCAACTCCCTCCGTCTCACGGGACGTAGCTCACAGGTAAGAGCGCCCTGGATTGATGCTCCTTTTCAGGGAGGTATGTGGGTTCAATTCCCACCGTCCCACCGTTTACTGCGAACCCTGTCGTAAGTTTCGTGCTTGGGTGCGCGACAGGAGCAGTGAAAAGTGGGAGTCACTGGCCCCGCGAAACGAAAAGGGAGAGGGTTGGGCAACACGCCCTCTCCCCCAGTACCCCATCGATAGATACCTTCATCCCAATCTCCTAGCCTGACTGGTGAGTAGTTGAAAGACTGCTCATCAGTCGTTTATACTTCTTTTAGCTTCCCCTGCCGGGATAGCTTTAGAGGGGACGGGGAAGTGCTGGCGGGTAACTCACTCCGTCCCCTCCACTTCTTGACACCTGTCAATTTGGCACCTATGATGCAATCTAAGTAGGTTGATAGGTGTCGCTGTGGTGACTCTTCACCAGTAATCGCCACAACTCGCGACAGGTAAGCGGTCCCCCTCCGGATGCTGCCTTAGTCTCGAAACGATAGCCGCAACCATGATGCATACTGCATCGCGGAAGCATTGCTATAGAGAGACGAGGCAGAACATGACAGAACCCAACCAAAGGGAAGAAGGGGAATCTCACCCCTCTTTCCGTGTAGGGGTTCCGATGCAGGTGGCAAAGCTCAGTTCGGCTGAGCGAGCCAAGCTGGTTACGCTGGCCCACGAGCGTGCCCCTGATCCCACGGTGTTTGAGGATCAAGAGCCTTTTTTCTTCACGGCTCGTGCCTCAAACCAGACCGTGGACTCCTACTTCACCAGGATGAACGAAACCTCTCTCAACAACTACGCGCAGGACGCGACCGATCCTGGCGTCCAGTTCATGGTCAGTCACGATGTGATGGAAGTCGGCTTTGGACGTTCCCTTGCTGGTCGGGTAACCGGACCCAAGGGCAATAAAGAATGCCTGATTGACTTCTATACGATCCCTGGCCTCCGCGCTGGGAACGTCTCCTCAGATGAATTCATCAACGGCTCCAGGGCTGGCATCTATGCGGATGTCTCGATTGGGTTCAATCCCAAGGCGATGATCTGCAATATTTGCGGCAATGACTGGATGCGCCGTTGGATGGATATGTGGGACGACAGCGTTGACTCCTGCACTCACTGGCCGGGAATGGAATACGAAATTGAGAAGGGACGTAAGAACACAAAAGTGACCTGCGTCCTTGACGTGCAAGACGCACGTCTCAATGAAGTGTCCCTGGTCTACGATGGCGCAACCCCTGGGGCTGGTATTGCCGCAGTGGACATGGCGCGAATGATGAGTGCTAGGGGACAATTGAATCCAGTGGAGCGCCAAGCTCTGGAAAACATCTATCGGGTCCGGATTGCCGCTCCTCCTGGTCTGTATGGGGGAGTCGAGCTAGGAGATGTGAGGTACAGCGTCGTGACGAAAACCACTAATAACACTGAGACTCAGCGCACCGTTGAGGCCGAAGAGAACGAGGTTGACCCACAGCCGGTTCCTGAGGCTCGCAAGGCGGTAGTCGAGTTTGTTGAGGATCGGGCAGAGGCTACGCCTGAGGAAAACGCTTCGCCACTGGAGATGGTGCGGCGGAAATTCGCAGACCGTGGGCTGAACCTCGATGGAGAGCCTCACGAGATCATTGATGCCCTGGCGGAAAAGGCTCTGGCCCAACGTCAGCAAATCAAGGATCTGGAAAAGGAAGCTGGTTATGGGCGCGAAGCTCGTACCGCTCTCTTGACCGCCCTGGACGAAGAGGTGGTCCGCGCTTTTGGTGGCGCTAACGCCGAAGAGAGCCAGAAGCGATACCGCCGCATGGTTGCCGATCTCGACATGAGTGAGATTCAGGCAGTCATCGATGAACTAGGAGAGCGAGCCGTCGCCAGAATTGGCAAGGGCGGTCAGAAGGCTCTTCTTGATCTCAAAGCAAACGGGAAAGAGCAACCCGAAGTCCCGGCTGATCGCAAGCCCCGACCTCGCGGCGAAACTCCTTCGCACCTGATCTAAGGAGCTATTACTATGGCGAACCCGCGTAAGGTAATCGTCCACGATGACATCGGTTTTCGTGGCCTCACCTTCCTCATCGATGGTTCCACCATCGTCTGGAGCGCTACCGCAAAAAATGGATCGGCTTCGGCTGGTCTGGCTGTGGCTCTGGTCGCTGGCACCACGATGACGGTGGAACTCGTGACCACGAACCAATCGGTTCTGGGCCGTCTCGACAATGTGGCGCAGGACGGTTCCTGCACCGTGCAGATTGAAGGCCAGTGCTACCTCCCACAGGCAACTGGTGGTGATGTGGTCCGTGGCGGCAAGTGTGTCGGCGGTCTGGGTCCATCTTCGGCGCGTGGATATATCAAGGAACCGGATACGACAAGCGCAGCCTCCGCGCTGCCTGCACGTCACTTGGTTCTGGATGACACGACCGCTACGGCGATCAGCGTCTTCCTCAGCCCGTAAGAGCCGCGTGGCAGCGGTGGAGGAATACTATGGACAAGGTTAAGCAACCGGCTACTGAGACGATGCGGCTCCGTCCTGCGGAGTGTCTGGAGCGTCTGCCGGAACTGTATCGGGAGGCTGCGCGTGAGAACATTACGCTCAGTCACTTCCTCGAAAACGAAGACCCCAGCCATGAGTGGGAGAACACTGAGGATCGCAAGATTCGCGCCTTTGGCCGTGTGCTGCGAGCGTCAGGGTTCCGCTTCAAGAGCGATCCCGCTGAAGGTATCTGGGCCGACTCCTTGGAGAAGGTCTACGAGGATCCTGTTGGACGAGCGCTACTCCCTGAGTGGGCGCGTTCCGTGTGGCGGCGAACCCTCAACAACGGCTATCAGCCTCAGGTGCGGTCCATCTTCGGTTCCGGCGATGACCTCGTCGGTGGGTTGATGCGGCCCTACACCGATAAGCCAGGGATTGCTGAGCAACTCCTCACCCCGGCTGTGCGCCTCTCCGATCTGGTGGCGATGACGACTCCGGTCGATTCGGATACCTATCGCAGCGCCTACCTGGATGAGCCATCGGCACCCAACGTGCGCCTCAGCAGGGTGCAGGAAAAGTCGGACATCCCTCGCTCCTCGATCACCGTGTCTGAACACGTCATCCGACTGTTCAAGTACGGGCGCGGAATCGAGATCAGCTATGAGGCTGGTCGGCGGATCCGGATTGACAAGATTGCGTTCTGGCTCGCTCGTGCAGCCCTCCAGGTGGAAGCTGACCGGGTGGCACAGGCGATTGACGTGGCAATCAACGGTGACGGCAATGCCAGCACCGCAGCCACCAACTACAACCAGTCCGCGCTTGACACGGGTGCCGTCCTGACGGTGAAGGGCTACTTGGCATTCAAGTCCAAGTGGAAGCAGCCGTATCGCATGACGCACATCTTCGCTCGCGAGACAGAACTGACGAACCTGCAGTTGCTGCAATTCCCGAACAACAACCCGTTTATGTTCCAGGGCGATACCCTGGCCGGGTTCGGTGGCATCACCCCGATGCAGGATCTCCTGTCGGGGAACGTCATCTTCGGACAGACCGATCAGGTTCCCGCTGGTGTGTATCTGGGTATTGACGCTCGCGTCGGCCTGGAGCGCATTACGGAGATCGGTTCGGACATTCAGGAAACCACGCGGTTCATCGAGCGCCAGACGGAAGCTCTCTTCTTCACGGAGAACGATGGCTTCGGCGTCCTCGACAACCTCGCGGCCAAGACCCTGACGATGGCCTAAGAGAGGGGGCTTCGGCTCCTTTTCCGCGAGCGCAAAACATAGGAGCGCATCATGGCTAGGGAAATGACGATTGTCTGTTTGGAAAAGGGCGAATGGGAACCGGGTCTTACTGCCGATCAACATGGGTGTGATCGGGCGATGCATGCGGTTGGTGGTCTTGATCTGAATCGAGAGTCACCACTGACCTACGTCGATATCGAGCTTGGACCCGGTTCTAGTGGACCTGTCTTGACAAGAACCGAATCCCTAGCCATGAAGCTCCTAACAGGATTCTGTAAGATCAAGGAGACAGAGTAATGCCACAAGCAGATTACATCTACGTCCGCTCTGGACGTAGCGACAACCGGGTAGCCCTGTCGGAAGTTGATGAGGCTCACCCTGGCGGGACGGCGTTTGTTGCCCAGGGGATGACGCGTAAGGTTGGCTACACCCCGTTCGTGGCTGATCAGATCCGCCAGGGATTCCTGGTCGAGGTCAACGACGCCGCTGGCAAGAAGCAGGCCGACGAATTCGCCAAGACTGTCATGTCGGGCGAAGAGAGAGAAGCCATGGGCGAACCCCAAGCAGACACCTTTGATCCCCTGGTTGGCAAGTCCGATTCTGAGCTTGCCCAGATGGCGAAAGACCGCAACATCAAGATCGAGCAGGGCATGCGGAAGTCTGATCTCGTGTCAGCTATCGCGGCTCACGACAACGCCGAAGCGGCCAAGAACGAATCCCTGCGGAATCAACGGGACGAGATCGCTGCTGAGCAAGAAGAGAAGCAGGACACGAAGACCACCAAGGTCACCGCTCCTGGCAAGGATCGATAATGCCGCTTCTCCCCTCCGACCGCTATGAGGATATTCGCCTCAAGCTCGATCCTACCCTGGATGGAGAAGAGGCAATTCCCAATGAAGTCCTGACATCAGACATGGTGTTAGGAGAAGCAGAGCGCTGGATTCTTAAAGTGGACCCAACGGCTGCTTCGCGAGTCGGAGGGGAGTTGCAGGCTGTCTATCGAGCCATCATTTGCTACGCCGCAGCTGTCTTGTCCCCTTCTGTTCCGCAAGCAAAGCAGGTCAATATGGCGGGGCACAGCGTCACCACTGACTATGCTGAAACCCCGTCAGAGCGTACGGCTCGTCTCTATGCAGAGGCCACGGCGGCAGTCGCCTATTACCTGCCAGCTATCCTCCAGACCACCGTTACTACCATGACGTACTTCACCACGGTGAGTGGTAGACGTGCCTAGTATTTCCTTCTATCCGCGTCGCTATATGCGGGGATTGGCCTCTGGCGATCTCCGCGAAGATGGCGCGATCTGGCGTGATGACGGATATGGGTTCACGCTCTTAACTGTCACCAAAGCGTCAGTACGCCATCGCCTCAACCAACCCGCACCGGATGATCCCCAGGAAGCGACCGCAGCTAATGCAGAGTTTGTCGAGGTTCACTTTCCCTGGGACTCTCCGGTACGGATTGGGGATAAATACGTGCAGGACGGTCGGTCCTGGGTGATCGGACTCACCAACATTACGGATTCCTACAGCACCTTTGCGCGGTGTTACGCGGCCCGTCCTATTGCCGCCACGCCGCGCCAGTGGGTGTCCTTCCGTCGCTACCTTCAGCCTGAGCAACAGTGGATCATTCTCGCGCCCCAACTGGTGCAGCTTGCCTGGAGTAAGAACCAACCAGACCGACTGGGTGGCGTAGCGATTCGCCAGTACGGATACATCTTTGCCCCAGAGGATATGCCACCCCTTGATGTGCAACAGGGAGACACGTTCTACCTTGATGGAATGAGCGCCGTGGTGACCTGGGCCGCTCCCTCGACTGGCTCTCGCCGCGAAGCGCTGTTTGCCATCAACGTTGGGGAGGGTGTCTGATGCCCTGGCCGCTACGCGAGGTTCCGAATCCTTTCTATGGCCCTGACGCACGTCCCTGGAATGATCTTTCCCCAGGATCCTACTGGACGATCCCAGCCGACAAAGAAGGCTATTTTGTTCGGCCCCTCTCACCAGAGTTTCATGCTTCGGGTCGAGACTTCGCGATCTTCATTACCTTGCCAGGGGGAGCGGAGTGGTGTCCAGACATGATCTCTTCTGAGAGTGGTCATGGTTGGACGGTTACAGGAGAACTCCCAAAGATCACTGCTCATCCAAGCGTGCATCAGATCGGTCGTTATCACGGATTCGTTACAGATGGCGTGCTAACCGACGATCTGGAAGGGCGCACCTACGATGACAGGAGTTTGACAGATGTCAATCTTTGAAGCTGGTGGACTAGGGCGACTCCCTCCCACGGATGACAAGCACCTCCGGATGTTCAGTCTAACCCCTGAGACGATGCCCTCTGAACCAACGCCCGTCGTGATCGGTATCAACTGGTACGAGCGGTTCGATAACTACTTTCAAGACGACAAGGGCCACTACTGGATCTCTCGCTCAGGGATGGATCTGGGGCGTATTCGTGGCGGTCACTGTATCTGCGTGGCTTCGCCCCACATCATAGACCGCTGGTGGCCTTTCTATGACCAGGGTTCTGAGGGAGCCTGCGTTGGCTTTGGTTGGTCGCGCTACGCCTCACTAATGAACAGGGTGCGCTATGACGGCTTCAAGCTCTACCACGAAGCACAAAAGATCGATGAGTGGGCTGGCGAAAACTATAGCGGAACCTCTGTTCGCGCTGGTGGTGATGTCCTGCGTACTCTGGGCGCTTGGAAAGTGCTGCGAGGAAAGACGCAAGACTACCCCGACGCTGAAGCTGGCATCGTTCAGTACCGCTGGGCCACCACCATCGAGCAAGTTGCACAATGCCTCTCACCGCACGACGACGGTCACAGGATTCTGAGTGACGGGTTTCTCGTTCTGCTCAACTCCTGGGGACCACGCTATCCTGCCAAGGTGAGGATGGATCTTGACACTGCATATCGCGTTCTCTTCAAAGAAGAGGGTGATGTGAGCATGGCGACTGATCGCCCTGCTTTGCCAAATACCGCGAGAGGATTTCTTGTATGAATCGTCGTGCCGTTCTTGCTGCCTCATTGGTAGCGCTGACAGAGATGGGATTCCTGAAGAAGGTTGCTGCCAGCCAAACCTGTACCACCGGCAACTGCTCTGGCAATCAGACCTGTTGCGATGGTTGGACGTGCCAGCCTACTGGCAATGGGAACTCCCACGTCTGCGTCTCTGAGGATATCAGCAACATTCCTTGTGAGGAACATGATCAGTGTCCCGATGATGGGGTCTGTCATGAAGGGCAGTGCTGCATTGCCTACAACCAGTACATCGTGGTGGACGGTGCGCCGGAAATTACCATCATCTATGTGCCGATCACAATCACGGTACCAATCACGACTCCCGCACCAGCACCAGCCCCGGTTCCCCATCACAAGCGGAAGCGCCGACACCGACGCAATAGGCACTAGAACGCAAATACAGCCCCGTAGAGGCGCGTTCTGGCTGAAAAGGTAGAAGGGACAAGGGTATGGCTGGGAAAGCCAGTTTTGGCAACGTACGGTTCACCTGGATCCGACCTCCCTCCGGAATGGGGGATGAGTGTCGGAGACGAGCCGATGCGCTCCAGCCTGCCCTTGCCGCACGCATGACCGCCATGGCGGCAGATCTCGTCAGTTATATGCAGGCGAACGCTCCCTGGAATGATCGTACTGGGGATGCACGAGCGGGACTGAGTTCCAATGTTCGCCAGTCTGGGAAGGGAGGTGTGACGGTTTCGGCCTTTCACACTGTTCCTTATGGTGGCTTTCTGGAAACAGGAACTTCCAAGATGTCTGCCTATCCGATCATCGGTCCTGCCCTGGAAGCCCACTATGCGGAAGCACGCAAGCTGATGGCTGATATTGCTGGGAGTGGGTAGTGGCCTATCTAGAAACTCCCTTACAACGCAAGATCATTGAACTCCTCAACACTGACGCATTACTGACCTCTGCGTTCTTCGGTGGGATTTATCCCAGACTTCCCCGTGCAGGCAAAGGGGCCACCGCAACGCCTAATGCGTTCTATACCGATGCAGAAAACCCACTTCAATCTGGTAAACTGAAGCCAACCATCGCTGTGTTAGACGGCGATGACGTACCGGCTCCCGCTGGGGAAGTGCTGGGTGGGTACCAGTCATTCCCCTGGGTATACGCATACGTCATCCCAGATGTAACGGGCGAAACGGCACTCGGGCACTTAGAACGTGTCCTGCGTACCAAGTTTCGGCGGGATCTCTCCTATCCCGTCTATGACGTAACTGGGACGCAGATCATTGTTCTGAATCGCTCAGGGCTATTGGATGGCGAAGACGTTGGCTATCCGGATCGTCTCTGGACGAGATGGAGACTGCAAGCCTTAAGTATTCGCGTCCTCTCGCAGTTATAGGAGCTAACACGATGCCCAATACCAAAAAGGCGGATGCCTACTCCGCAGCGGAGATGAAGGAACACCGCCGCCGCCTAACCGCCAATGAGCGGCTAGAGGCTGGGGTCTGCTACGACCCGGCTCGCTGGCCGAACGAGTTCTTCCGGTGCAGTGAAACCGAACAGGCGTCAGCCCGTGGTGAGGTTTCGGTGTCCTGGGACGGCACGGTCGTGCAGGATCTCGCTTCCGGCAAGATCGAACTTCAGGACAGCACAGTTACCATTCGCCCTGACACCACCGTCGTTCCGGTGACGCACGTTGCTGGTACCTCTGGCGCAGTCGCGCCGGTTGGGAACGTCAACGTGACGACCGAAGGGGCGCACCCGTAATGACCGCGATCCACATTGACGACACGGTGGATATCGAGTACGTGGGCGACCCTCCCGTCATCGATGAAATCATGCGGTATCGGATGGCGGTAGGGGAACTTCCCCTGGACGCTGCGGCAGTACTGCGCGGGGCTGAAATGGATCGCTGCACCGCATTTCCAGAAGTGGACGTGCGGGTGATTGATCCAGAGTATTTCGGGACCAGTCGTCAGTACACCTTTGGACCGCACACCTTCGTCACTGCTGTCGAGCGGCAGGATGTGGACAAGATCCTGGGAAGTTCCTCTGGTCATCAGTTCCGTATCGTTGGTGATCCAATGAACGATGTCGTTCTTCCTCGCCAGCCATTCCGGTTCGTGAATGATCTGGAAGTCAACCCAGCGCAGCTTCGGGCTGCGATCAGGTAATGACTGGTCGTGGCTGGAAGAGGTGTCGTACCTCTGACAAGCCGAACGCTCTGAGGTTCGATATTCTGGAGGGTCGTTTTATCAGGTTGCGTGATCGCAGCGCAGACTGTCCGGTGCGGGGCAGGGCGTACGTGGTCATCGACATTCTGACTGGCAGGACGGTTCCAGAGCAGACGGATTACCGGGCGAAGGAATCGAACGGCCAAACCTAGGAGAGAACGATGCCGAACTATGGTGAAATTCCACGAGGTCTAGATGACCTCAAGGTCTACGTTCTGACCGCTGACACACCGGGTAGCTCCGTGGATGTCCCTGGCGCACAGGCGCTGGAATGGTCAGTTGAATCGGACTCCGACGAGCTACGCGGTGACAACTCCGCTATCGCCCTTGTCCGTAACCCGAAGACGGTTTCTGGCACCATCCGCATCGCCAAGATCAACCTTGCCGCCATCGCGGCCATGGTCGGTGGTACGGTCGCGACCTCTGGCACGACCCCCAACGAGATCAAGGCGTTGGATGAGACTTCCGCCGCCCCGGCCCGGTACTTCCAGGTCGTTGGTCAGGCGGGTTCTCAGGATGCCAACGGCTCAGCCTACCGGGTCACCATCTACAAATGCTTGGTGACAGGAGGTCCAAACGAGACGCTGACCATCGATGAGTGGTCTACGCCGGAATTCGAATTCGAAGCGATTGCCAACCTCTCCGGTAACCTGCTGAAGAGACAGAACTACGAGACTGGCGTCGCCGTCACATAACCCTGGCTCTGATCGGCGGGGTGGTCCCGTCGCGAGCGCATATCGCGGGAAACCGCAAGGAGCGCATCTCTCATGTCCGACGTTATTCAGATCAACCCGTCTCTGGGTGCCAACGGCGCACAGCCTGAGGCCCCAGAGAAGGCCCCCTACATCGATGTCGTGGTGGAAACGGTGAATTCTGCCGATGACATCAGCTACCTGACGATGGGACCAAAGAAACTTTCGGGTTCCATCTTCGCGGGGAGAACGGCGGAAGAAGCCTATCCGGTTATCCCCTTCAAGCTCGTGCAAACCTCAATCCGCGAACAGCAGCAGTTGATGGCGGATGTCCGCATCATCAACCTGACTGACCGCACCATCCTCGACATGCAGCCCCACAAGGTGCGCGAGCTTATCGACCGGCTCTTCTTCAACACCAACACCTCTCCGGTCAAAGTCACCGGCAAACAGCGCACCAACCAGAACCTCGATAGGCTGAAGGAGATCTGCTACGCCTATGGCTGCGCCGGTTTCGTCAGTCCGAAGCTGGTCTTGAGCCAGACCGAAGAGGATCTGGAGAACGACATTCTCTGGGTAGGCCGTATTGCGCTCGCAGACCTGCACGAGTTCTGGCGCATTTGTGAAGGAGCAGACGACCTCGCAGCGCGACGGTTGGAAGGGTTTTCTGAGTAATCGCTACGAGCTATTCCTGCTCTGCGAACGCTGCAAGATCTTTTCCAATATGTCGCCATCCACGGCTGCGGGACTGTATCTCCAGTTCCCGCCCTGGATATGCCTGGAGATCGACAAGGGACTCGCTCAATACGTGCGCTGGTATGAAGGGCGCATGGAGGCCACAGAGAAGTCTGGCAAGTACAAGACCAGACCGAAATTCAAGACCCTGGCTGATGTCCTGGGGATTAACGAGCAGAAGGCTCGCGGTGGAATGAGTGGAGCCGATCTGAAAGACGTTTCCGGCGATTACAAACAAGCCGTGATCGCCGCCGCGAGACAGGGTCTTCCGGCACCGGATATCAACGAATTCTTAGCAAAGCGCAATCAACCGCTAGAGAGTTGACAGGTGTCAAATGTGGCTCGACGGAGGCGGGGCTAGTCTAGGAACAGCCGAAGGCCGTATCACCATTGATGTGTCTCAGGCGCAGTCTGCCCTGGGATCTCTGGGGAGCGACCTGAGCGCGTTCGATTCGAAAGCCGCCTCTGTCGGGTCCACCACCAATCAATTCACCCAGTCCACCGTTGGCCTAGCCCAGGGCATGCAGAATGTCGGGCGTGCTACCGCTGCCCTGGGTGCTGGTATCTCTGCTCCCTTCATTCTGGCAACCAATTCCGCAATGGACATGGAACAGCAGATGGCGAACGTCAATGCTGTGATGGACATCAATGCGGAGCAATACCAACAACTCTCCGATCTGGCCCAACAACTTGGTAAAGACACGGCATTTACCGGCACGCAGGCTGCTCAAGGCATTGAGGAGCTAGGTAAGGCCGGTATCGACTTTGAAGACATCATGGCCGGGGCGGCAGCTGCCGCTGTGGACCTTGCTGCCGCTGGTGGGGTCGATGTGCCAAAAGCTGCCGATACGATGGCAGCGGCCATGCAAGCCTTTGATGTTTCGGGGTCGGATGCAGCACGCGTGGCTGACGTGCTGGCCGGTGCTGCCAACGCTTCCCTCTCTGATGTCAACCAGTTAGGAATCGGCCTGGGTCAGGTCGGTGGTGTGGCCGATGCGGCAGGAATGTCGCTGGAAGAAACTGCCACCTTCATGGCCGTAATGGCGAACAACGGTATCCGTGGTTCTGACGCTGCCACCTCGATGAAGAACGCCATCCTGTCAATGTTGGCCCCCACCGACAAAGCTCAGGAAATCATGGACAACATGGGCGTTTCGGTTCTGGATGCTTCTCATAACTTCAAGGGTCTGGAGGGTGTCTCGCGAGACTTCTTTGAGGTCTGGAAAGACTCCGGTCAGACCATGGAGCAGTTCCTCGATCCCCTCACCAAGGTGCTAGGCCGGGATGCCGTCCGCTCCATTCTGTTCGGTATGAAGGCGATTCAGGACGAGCAAGATGGACTTGATTCTGGTTGGAGTCAGATGGAGGATCAGGTCACCAAGGTTGGCTCAGCGCATGAGATTGCTGCTGAGCGGATGGACTCCACCGCTGGCTCAATCGAGAAACTCAAAGGCTCCCTGGACGTGCTTGGCGCGGCCATGGGTCAGATGAACCTGGATATCATCCGTGGTCCCATTGACGCCCTGACAGAATTCGTCAACAAAGTGGCAGAGCTTCCCCCGCCCCTGCTGGGGCTGGTTGGCACCATTGGCACCATTACCGGAGCGGTCGTCACCCTGGGTGGCGCATTCCTGGTCGTTGGCGGCTACGTCTTGGAGGCTGTGGCTCGCTTCGGAGCCATGGGGATCTCGCTCGGAGAGATTGCTGGCATCGTCGCCAGGATCGTGGTTGGTCTTGGCCTGTTCGGTGTGGCTGTCGCTGCCGTGGCTCTGGCAATCAATACGAACTTCCTGGGTGCCCGTGATGCTATCGAGGCAGTCGGCAACGCCATCCAAGACCTGATCGATAAATTCAACCTCTTCTTCAACATCGGCAAGGCAGAGGCAGGGGACCAAGGTCCACAAGGGAAGGGGTTCTTCTCCGAACTCGCCAAGAACATCTCTGCGGTTGGTCGAGCTATCGATGCTACCACTGGACTCGATGTCTCTGGCTTCTTCGATCAAATCGCTGAAGGCGCGGATGTGCTTGATCGGTGGCGGGTGGGTCTGTCTCACGCTGCCGACATGATGAAGATCTACACCGATGACTCCAAGCGCATGACGGGAGCCGGGAAGACCATCGAGGCTCTGGGAAAGACCATCGATAAGATCTTCGGCACGGATGTCTCTGGTGCATTCCGCACTGCTGCTATTGGCGCGGATGCCTTTGGTCAGGCAATGCAGATCTTTGCTGCTGATGGTACCCTGGAGGGACTCCCCCGCCTCCTAGAATCCGTCTCTATCGCCCTTGAAGCGATGTTTGGCGACAATGCGTTCTCTGATGCTCTGAGCGAGATGTCTGCCAATGTCAAGAGCGTCCAAGACGCGTACCAGAGCGCTTTGAGTAACGGACTGAATCCGTTTGAAGCCGCTATGCGAGGCTTGGGGGTTGCGGCCCAGATCGCGGGGTTTAATGGTCTTGCTGATGCTATCGATCATGGCACGAACACCCTGATCGATTTCGGTAATGCCTTTCAGACTGCCCAGCAAGCGATTGCTCAAAAGGGAATCACTGGTCTGCCGAATGCCATCCTGGCGCTCAATGACGCCATGGAGCAGACCATTGGAATTGGCCTACCTGACTTCCTAATCACTGCTGCTGATGCTATGGCGGCATTCCAGACCGCGATGAGTAATGGTCTGGAGCAGGGACTCAATCCGTTCCAAGCCGCGCTCAAGGGTGTGGGCGCGGCAATTGGTTCTGTCTTCGGTCCTGAAGCTCGCGCCAACTTCTTCGCCTTTGTGGACGTGATGGGCCAGCTTGGTGACGCTGTTCAAGGGCTTGTCTCACAGGGCGTGGATCGCGTTGGACAGATGTTCTCTGAGATCGGTACTGCGCTCTCTCAGGGAGATCTGTCAGGTGCGCTTGATGCAGTCAAGAGTCTTCTCGCTGATATCGGCACAGAACTCCAGAAGGCTGGTCAAGCGGCCCTGGAATGGGCAATCAATATCGGCGTCCCTGAACTGACTGGATGGGCGAAAGATCAAGCTGGCAGGGTCGGGGAGTGGATCAAAGAGAAGTTAGGACTGGCGGCTGGATTTGCCGGTCAAGTTCTGGGTCAAGTTCAGGGTTGGATTATCGAGGTTGGTCTGCCGCAACTCGATGGTGCTGTACGAGATCTTGTTGGCACGATCAGACAAGAGCTTGATAAGTTCATCCCTAAGGCTGGCGAGGTTCTTGGGAACGTCGCTGGCTGGGTGATCGAAGTTGGTATTCCTGCAATCAAGGCCGCAGCTGGGGAAGCGGGATCGATTAAGGATCAGGTGATTGCCTGGGTCGGTGAGCAGATCGTCTTCCCTGATATCTCTGAACTTCCCGATATCCACACCAAGGTAGAAGCATTCGCCAACGATCTGGGTCAGAACCTTGCTCAGCTTCTCGCTGACGCCATGGCAACGATTCGAGCCGCACTCTTTGGGGGTGGCGCTGCCGGTGGCGGTACGGGTGGTGGACTGACGAATATTGCCAAGGGAGAAAACGCGGGACTCTTCAATGGGGTTGAGGCTGATGCTAGGCAACTCGCTGGCACCATTATCGATGGCTTCCTCCGTGGCTTGGCAGCTGGGTTTGCTGAAGGCGTTGGACAGGATAATGTTGCCACCTTTATTTCTTCCGGCGATTTCGAACCCCTGAAGGCACAGATCCTGAAGGCGCTGGGAGACTTCGCCAGGACTATCCCTGGCGATCTCGAAGAACTCGTAAACAACACCAAGACAGAGCTTGGCAACATCGTGGCCGGGTTGCTGGATATCGGTTCCTGGTTGGCTGAGTCAGATGCCCATGGTCCCGTGGGTCTTGGTGGCGCTCCCGGCCAGGGCCTTTCTCGGGGTGCGGTCGATATCCAGCAACCCTTAGAGGAAATGTTCGCAGGCATCGTGGACGCGGTGAAGACCGCCGCTGCTGGTCTGGGGGATAAGATCCTGGCGGTCTTGCCGGATCCCTTCGCCGGAATTGGCTCATTCCTACAAGAGAAGGCTGATGGCGCAGCAATCCTTATTCAGGGTGCTTCAGACACTGTCACCAAGGCCCTGAATGATCTCTTGTTGGGTATTCAGGAAGTCTTTGGAACAGCGAGTGGTGGTGGTGGTGGTGGGGCTGCTCCGAATGCTGTCCCCATTGGGAAGGGTGTCACTGAAAATGTTATGGGCCAGTATGCCGATGGGGCCGTCCAGGGTGTGGACGAAGGCGCAACCACCCTCCAAGACCGGGTCGGAGCGGCAGCAGCGGCAGCAATTGACCTTACTGGAAACTTCCTCCCGATTGGCCCACTCCTAGAGAGCGCTCTTCAATCCACTGGTGCGGAAGCGGCTCCAGCCGTTGAAGATGGGTTCTCGCCATTTATCGATGGGGCGACGGCTGCAACGGCCACCCAGATCGAAACAGCAGGATCTCAGATCACGCAGGCAGCGGCTGATGCCGCACCCGGTTCTGTGGAGGGCATTGGCGCAACGCTTGACTCTGCTCTGGCGACGGCAGTTGATGGCATCACCCTTCAGGCCCTCGCAGAGGCGATTGGAGCCAAGATCGGTGATGCGGTAGTGGCTGGTCTAGCTTCTGCCTCTGGGGGAGAGGCACAGGCTGGTCTTTCTGCTGGGGCAGGAGCTTCCGCTAACATCGGTACTCAGATCGCCAGCGCCCTTGTTTCCTCGATTCAGGGAGCCGACTTCTCTGCGGTCGGCACCGCGATCTCTGGCAAGATCTCCGAAGCACTCTCCGCTGGATTTAGTCAGGCCGAAGCAACTGGCCCCTCCACGGCTGGTATCGATATCGGCTCTCAGATCGCCCTTGCTCTGGCCGGGGCAATCACGAACTCTGACTTCACGGTTGTCTCTCAGGCGATTCAACAGAAGATCGGCCAGAGCCTCTCTGGTGGCACGGGAGGTACTCAACAGACCACCGATACCTCTGCTGCCGCAGGAGAGGGTGCAACGATTGGAGCTTCGATTGCCGCCACGCTGGCGAACTCCATCCTGGGATCTGACTTCTCCGTGGTGGGACAGGCGATCAACCAGAAGATCTCCGAAGCGGTTACCGCCGCCACAACTGGAGGAGCGACCGCTGGTCTTGGTGGCGCTCCTGGTCAGGGTGGTGGTGGCGGGGGTGACGTTGCTGCTGGGATCGTTGCCAACATCATCAGTCAATTCCAATCCGCGAACTACACCCCCATCGGCGTGGCACTGGCAAACGGTATCAGTGCTGCGGTCCAGGGCACCCTAGGGAACGTCCAGGGATCTATCGGTACGGCCATTGGTCAGGTGATCGAGTCAGCCTCTGCTGCTGCCGAATCCGCCAACAGCGTTGGGGTGATCTTCGATGAGGCCCTGGCAGGAGGCATTACCTCAAGCTCTGGCGTGATCGACATGGCCGGAACTGCCGCAATGACTACTGCGGTGACTTCCGCCACAGCCATTGCCTCTGCTTCTCAAACAGTCGGTACGGCATTCACGACGGCTGTAGGAGCCGGGATTGGTGCTGGGACTGGCACGCTGACCAGCGCGGCCAGTGCGGCCATGACTTCCACCACATCCGCCGCCACCGGCATCGCCAGTGCGGCGGGGACAGTCGGTGAGGCATTCGATACCGCTGTTGGAGCAGGGATCGGTGGTGGTGCTGGAACGGTGATTGCGGCTGCTGAAGCGGTGATCAATTCTGCTGTGGCGGCAGCAAGTGCCATCGCGACCTCCGCTGGGGGATCGATTGGTGCGGCCCTCGATCAAGGTATCGCTTCTGGTATCGGTCAGAACGCTGGTGTCGTTACCGCCGCAGCGGAAGCGGTTGTGAACGCAGCGGTGGCCGCAGCGGCTGGAGCCGCAGAAACCGGATCCCCATCGAAGGTGATGATTCGCGAGATCGGCATCCCGATGGGTGAAGGTATCGCGGTTGGTCTTAATAAGGCTGGACCCAAAGTCGAGAGTTCGATGAAAAAGCTCGTCAGGAGGGTCGTTGATAGCATTAAGGACATATCACCCGTTATCGACGAAATCAACGCGCTAGGGGCGCGTTTTGAGCCTCTGGCGGGCCTCTCCAGTATTGGTAGTGACCTGACAGGTATTGCCTCCTCGATCCAGGGCAAGATCGACTCCGTGAAAGACTCGATGAAGTCGATCATGGATGCGGCCAAGGATTCCCTGCGGGAGGGCAAGAAGAAGATCAAGGATGACTCCACGGCGTTTGGGGACTCCGCGACCTCTGGCTTCTCTGATGTCCTCAAAGCCAAGAAAGACATGCTCAAGGCGGCGAAGAAAGACACCCTGTCCGGTGTTCTCGATCTCCAGAGCATCTCTGAGGATATTGGTGGCTTGCGGGATGCCGCGAATCAGATTGGGACGTTCGGAGGGATCAACGATTTCGAAGAGCAGATCACCGGCATGGCGGATACGCTGGAGACGGAGCAACAGAACGCCATCCAAGATGCCCTCCATCTCTTTGACAGCCTGGATCAGCAACTCGAGAAATCCAAGAAGCGACATCGGAGCAAGGGTCGCGAATCCGGTAAGGAGATCGGGGATGGCCTTTCAGAAGGCATGGCTGACTCAACTTCTTCTATCGAGAGCGCCACTCAGGCCCTGGGAGACACAGCGGTTACCAGCCTGAATGCCAACCTCTCCCGCCTCCCAGAGATGGCGCAGGCTATTGGAGAAGCGACCGGACAAGGGTTGTCTACTGGGATGGAAAGCGCCATGCCAGCTGTTGGCAACACGGCGCAGGATCTGGGTGATTCTGTTTCGAGCGGTATGGACGCCGCCTCCCCTGGGATGACAACCTCCGCGAGTGACGCCACTCAGCAATTCATCGATGCGGTGAACAAGAACCTCTCCAGTGCCGTGCCGGGAGCGGAGAAGATCGGCAGCGACCTGGGCACTGCAGTTTCGGATGGCACCACCAAAGAGATTGCCACGAGCGATATCTCTAGCTCGATCAATACGTTCGTGAATTCCCTGATCCAGTCAGCCCAGTCTCGCGTTGGTCAGGTGACGAACACCGGAACGCAAGTCGGGAATGCGTTTGCGGATGGCGTGTCAGCCGCTGACCCAACCAGCGAAGGCAAGAGCCTGATCGATGAGGCCACCCGTGGCATTACCAGTGGTATTCCGAATGCCACCAGTACGGCTGAGAACGCAGGCCAGGATATCGGTGGGGCAGTTACCAACGGGGTTGAGGATGCCTGTAAGCCCACCAATACCGCTGCGGCTGATCTCACTAACTCCTGTATCCCCCAGGGTATTGATAGCGGCGTTGGTACGGCTACCCAGTCTGCGAAGAAAGCTGGCGACTCGATTACGGATTCCCTGAAGCAAGGTCTTGATGGCAAGAAGGGTCAGGTCCAGAACGCCTTTGACTCTGCCGGTAAAGACTTCGGGGCCAAGCTGGCATCCTCGATCACCAGCAAGACAACAGAGAATAAGAATGCGGTGACTGGCCTCACTGGAGCGATTGGTGGGATCAACGCCAGTGGCGAAGGAAACAAGGTTGGTTCCAGCTTCGGTCAGGGTCTGGCGGATGGCATTCGGAGCAAGAAGGCCGACATCGAGAGCGCAGCCAGGGAAGTGGTGAAGAATGCTGAGGATGCTGCCAATGATGAATCGAAATCCAAATCCCCCTCGCTGGTCTGGATGGAGCTTGGCCTCAATCTGATGGCGGGTCTGGAGAATGGTATCAACGATGGAGCCAGGGGTGTTGAGGCAGCGATTGTTTCCTCGACGCGAAGCTTCGCTGATGCCATGAACAGCACCAGCCTGAACGCTGCCACAAACAACTTCAATAACCGCATGGACGATGTGGTTCTCACGACCAAGAAGGCCCTGAAAGACATCGAGGCATCGACAGAGAACTCAAGCCTGCGAGACTTCTTCGATGCTGAATCGCGTAAGAAGCAAGCGTTGAGCAGTCCTGCGGCTCCTGTTGCTGCACCCAGCAAGAGCGAGAAGCCAAGTGTGGCAATTGGCACGATCTCGATTGATGCCAGCAGCCCGGTGGGACAAGCTATCCTGAATGCGACAGATCTCCTGCAGGCCACGACGGGCCAGTACACAAGGAAGTTCTAGTGGCGCGGTACATCGTCGGCAAAAAGATCAACGACTTCTCTGGGGCCAGTGATGGTGCGTATGGGACGAATGCGTTCCATGCCCAGTATGCCGGGAAGGTTCGCACTCCTGGTCGTGTCGTTGGTGCGGGAGGATGGCTGGGTGGAGACGGCGTTGCCGTTAACCGGGCCAAGCTTGCTGTGTATTCGGGAGAGATGGCCTGGGATCCGCAGAATTCTTTGACCCCTCTGGCATGGTTCAAAGCTGATGCAATCACTGGGTTAGTGGATAACGATCCCGTGGCATCCTGGGCAAACCTTGGCTCATCGGGAGCCGCCGCCACGAATGGAACCGGCGCACAGCGCCCTCTCTATAAAACCAACATCCTCGATGGGAAGCCGGTTGTCCGCTTTGATGGTTCGAATGACATCCTGACCGCGACCGGCGTCAACATCCCCGCCATCGCTTCGATCTTTGCGGTGTTCAAGACGCCCTCTAGTGGGGCGTCAGAGAAGGTTGTTTACGCAAGCACCGGAAACAATCACTCCCTCAGCCTCTTCCAGGTGAGTGCTTCTGACGCCACGATGGTTCAGCTTCCTTTTGCTCCTCAGTACTCCACTATCGAAGCACTCAGTACCTGGGAGATTCATTCCAATATCTACAACACCACCGTCTCACGGGGCGCTCGTAATACTGTCAACTCTGCCAACTTTAGTTTGGGTACCTCTGGGGTTACAGCGGCGAACCTGAGCATTGGCGCGGCGATTGGTGGTTCTCTTCCTGCCGGGATCGATCTGGCGGAACTGATCATCTTTAACACCGCTGTCGATCTCCCTACTCAGTACTCTATTGAAGGGTACCTTGCCTGGAAATGGGGCCTAGAGGGATTACTCCGCGCCGATCATTATTATAAAATCCTTCCGCCTATCACAGGTCAGGACGATCCTGTCAACGAGGATCCCTACAAACTCCTCCTAGAAACCAGCGAGTTCTCCATCCAGAACATCTGGAATGGCGAGCTTACGGGTGGAAAGAACTACGAAGCAGAAAGCAATCTTCCCTGGACCCCTGCAGAGATCTCCGCCACCCGTATGAAGTACTGGTTTGCGGCAGACAAATTGACAGGTGTCAGCAGCGGAGCGGGGATTCCTCAACTCACAGACTTCTCAGGCAATGGAAACCACGCCACGCAGGCCACAGGAGCCAATCAGGCGACCTACCTCTCGAATGCTATCAACGGCCTCCCAGGGGCCAATTTTGATGGTGTGAATGACTATTACAACCTCCTTGGTCCGTCCTCGATCTCGATGAGTCAATCGATCTTCGTGGTCATCAAGGCTTCGGATCAACCAATCGATCAAGCACTGATGACCTTTGCCGATAACAATGGTGGCCTTGGTTTTTATATCAATAGCACTGGGTTCCCTGCCCTCTACAAACAGGGAACTGGGAATATCCTGGTGAGTGGGAACGCCGCTCCCGATAACGTGTTTTGTATTCTTGCCGCTAACTTTGTCCAAGGTGCTGCTGCAATCTATGTCAATGGTAACGGTTGGGGCGGAACGCACTCGATCACTCTTAGCGCTCCTGCGAATGGGTATCTGATTGGATGGTCTGACAACAACTCTCCTACAGGGCCGATTGCCGAAATCATCATTTTGCAAGAACCCTATCTCAAAGACACCGCTGAGCATTACCGGATTGAGGGCTATCTCTCTGCCAAGTACGGCATTGCCCTTCGTACTAATCATCCCTATTACAACAACCCTCCCAAGCTGCGTGGTCCGGTGGTGCTTGAGGGGCAAGATCTCTTCGTCTCTGTCGCGGCAGCGGATGGTTTCTTTCGCGCTCCTGCCCGGTATGAAGCTGGCCGGAAGATGTGGATCCAGCCCACGTCGGATATCGATGCTCCTGATCCATGGGATTCTCCCTTTGAACACACCACTGAGAGTCTGTATGAAGTAGAGAACTTCATGTATGCCGTGGTGGAAGAGAATCGCCCTCCCGTTGTGACTTCAATGTCTCCTGGTAATGGGTCAGTGGTCAACACGAACAAGCCAACGTTTTCTTTCTCGACCACTGACCCTGATCGCACTGATGGGTTTTTGGATTACATCAAGCGCAGCGTGATTCGTGTCTTTGAGAAGTTCAAAGACGGACTCAGTTATGCGGGTCAGATCTCCTATACCCCATCAATCATTCCTTCTGCTGGGTATACGCCAGAAGCGACGAGTTCAACTACATGGCCCATGTTCGTGCCATCGCGAGATCTCGCTAACCGGATGACCTCGCAACTTCAGAGCCTCTCGATCAATCAAGCCGATCTGACGGCGGTTGCTCTCTGGGGAGATCAGTCAGGGAATGGGAATACCGCGATCCAGAATACCGCTGGCAACAAGCCCACGTATCGCACAGGTCAGATCGCTGGCTTAGGAGCAGTTGACTTCGATCACCTCACCGCTGATTACATGAACATGGCGACGGTATCTGCCTCTTCAAGAGATGAGGCAATCTTCGCTGTGGTGAGAGTAGATAGTCTTAGCGGTACGCTCTTCCGCATCATTCTTGGCCCCAGTGCAGTTGGTGGTCGTTTTCTGGGTATTGACACCACCGGGCATTTGCAGTGGGGGAAGTGGGGGACAACCGGGGTTATCTCAACCCCAACAATCACGACGGGTCAATGGGTCATTGTTCATGCGGTTGTCACACCTAACACGATCAGGTTAGGTATCAATGGGACAGTTGATAACTTTATCGAATCCACCGCACTCACATCCTCACTAACGACAATTCTTGGGGCAGGAGTCATCGGCAGCGGGGTTGAGCAGTATTTCGATGGCATGATGGCTGACGTGATCCGCATGCCAGCCTCTGATCTTCGCCCTGGTGACGAGGAGAGAATCGTTGCCTACCTTGCTCATGGGTACGGACTGACCGCAAACCTTCCTGCTGCCCATCCTTACAAAACGATCTCTCCCGGCCTCCGCATGACCTTCATGCCCCCTGTTGCTGGAGCCAATACCACGCGCTATGAAGAGTGGAGAACGAGTGAAGGATCTCCTGTAAACGGCGCGGTGGGAACCTGGACGGACAAAGGTACTCCTGCGGTTAACGCCTCTCAATCTACGACGGCAAACAAGCCTACCCTTGGCTCGAACAAGGTCAATGGGTATACCTCTGTTTCTTTTGATGGCGTCAATGACTATATGACCTCCGCGCTCTCCTCCTCTGTGCTTGACAGGGCGGTCTTTGCGGTGGTCAGGATGAAGGATCTTAGCTCCGTTCCCGCGCTTATGGGTACGAGTGGTGCTGGTGGATTGATTTATTACCTGGGAACCACTGGCACGGTGAGGATCAACAAAAACACTGTTGGCGATATCGGAGCAGGATCGGTCAACCTTGTTCCTCTCTCAGAGTGGACGATTGTCCATTGGATCGTGAGAGCGACCTCATGGGAAGTAGGAGTCAATGGGCGCAGGGAATTTGGCACCCATGCCCAAACACTTACCGCAGGACTCACTTCAACCATTGGTTCTGGCACCACGGGTGCTGGCAACTTCTTCAATGGCGACATTGCCACCATTATCTCCCTGCCTGCGTCTGACCTGGGAGTGAATGGCGTAGATCGAATGAATGGCTTCCTGGCCCATAAGTACGGGCTTGAAGCGAAACTGCCAGATGATCACCCATTCCGTTACGACGCCCCTGGGGATCCCGTAGAGCATCACTGGACCGTTGAAGTGATGGATGAGGTTGGGGGAGCTACGGGCACAGGGTATGGCGCTCGTACTGCTGATAGTGACCTTCCTGATGGTACGACAGAGTTCTATCCCTATCTTGGCCCGTGGGGACAAACGTCATTTCCGGTGCAGGACTCAAAGCTCTATTTACGGACACCCTATAACTTCAACATGACGATGCGGAATGATCTTGGCTCTGGCGCGGCGAATGCCCTGAGGGATCTTCGTATCCGCACCCTGAAAAAGAACACTTCCGGAGAGTACGAGGTCGAGCAGGATCCAGGGTGGTTCGATTACGAATTCTGGTCTGGTAGCACCGTCTCTCCTGGGGGCGCGGTCAACTTCTATTGGTGGATGGCGAATCTTCAACCTCTAGCAATGGGGGCTGATTACCGGGTGGAATTTATGCTACGAGACAAATCCCTCAGGGAAAGTCCGTGGCAGAGTGCGATTAACTTCCACACGAACTACATCCCTGACCAGGGAACGATCTCTTCGCCGGTTTCACCCACAGCGGTCACCGGATTCCCTCTTGTCCTGGGAACAGTGGATGATGCCGACGATACGGCAATTGCATGGTTTAGCGAGCTTTCCAGTCAACTTCTTGTCTACTCAACTGTGGGCAGCCTTGGCTCTGGGAACGGTCAATTCAATGCCCCGATGCAGATTGCCAGCGACGGCTCAGGAAATATCTATGTGGCTGATAGCGCGAATGGTCGCTATCAGAAGGTGGATTACGTCTCAGGGTATATCAGCCAGAACACCCTCCCTCTTGTTGGGGTTTCGGGTATTGATATTGACACAGCAACAGGGGATGTCTTTATCGCCCAGCCTAACGGGACCGTGAGCGAGATCATTCGCTACAACTCAGCCGGAACTCAACTCGCTGTTCACGGCAATATCGCCTACAGACCGTTGATGATTGAAATTGGCTCGATTTCTGGCAGTGGGAACAAGGGTTTGTTCTACGCCAAGGATCGGCAAAGAACGTTGTGGGTCAGTGACATCAATACCGCAGGAACTGTGGGCGGGGGAACGACGATCACCTCTGGGATCGGTGACTCCATGCTTACAAGTGGATGGGGTGTCTATGCTGGGGCCTGGGTCTGGGTGGCGGATAATGCCCAAGCCTCCCTGAAGGGGTTCTGGAACTACGGTACGTTGGCCTATGAGATTTCGGACTACCTTCGTATTCTGTCGCCCATTGGTATTGCGGAGGAGCCGTTGACACGCAATGTCTGGGTTACTGACAACCTCTCTCATACCATCATGGAGTACTCAAAAGAGGGAGAGTTCCTGCGCCAGTGGGGAGGGTATGGCAGCGCTTCAGGCAAGCTCAATGATCCCATGAGCTTGGACTGGCTTCTGTACAACTACGGCATGGTTATCGTGTCTGATTCAAGCAATAACCGGGTTCAGACGCTTTCTATTCTGGGCGGGAGCTTCGATGCTGTGTCCAAGGGGTACTGTGCAGAGGTTGCTATCCAGGGGCCAATGACGGTCACAAACCAAGATTTCAACACCAGTGCCAGTGGGTGGGTAAATGAGGTTTCAGGCACTATTACTGCCTCTTCTCCAGCTATCAACACCCTTTCCCCTTACGATGGGACTGGTCACCTGAGATCCACGATCACCGCTGCTACCGTGACTGCTGTGGATAAGAGCGTTTATGCCGCTGTCAGGATGAACTCTGGTATTGGCTTCCCGGTGGTGCCAGGAAATGTCTATGGTGTCAAGGCGAAATTCCGCCGCAGCAACACGTCCTGGTACGGCAGATTGGCGATTCGCTGGATACGCGCAGATGGCACGTACGAACAGCAGAGCTTCGGAGAGATCGTTCGTCCTACAGCGAATGTGTGGACTGAGGCATCCGTTTCTGATGTCTGCCCTCTGAATGCCACGGTCGGAGTCATTGTCCTGCTTGGCGCTCCTGACAAGGTAAGTCCTACAGTACCAGTAGATCTCGACTGGGATATGGTGAAGATCGATGACGGGGTGCGCTTCCTTCGCCCCATGACCTATATCGCTGGCGACAGCTTTAGTTACCAAATGGTCAGTGGAGATATGACTGCTAAAGGCGCATACACCCTCCAGATGCGTGGCAGGGATAACAATAGTGCCGGTCCCTGGTCTGATCCGATTTCAATCAATTACGTTGACGGTCCTGCGGCAACGCTTTTGACACCTGTCAGCGGTCAGGTCTTCAACACAGCCACTCCGTACTTCAACTGGATCCTCACCGCAGGAGAGCAGTGGGAGTTCAGAGTCGAGGTTTTGGATGCGGTGACCGGGGCTACGGTCTATGACTCTGGCTGGATCCAAAGTGTCTCTGCGAGAACCTTCCAGGTACCAGTGGGGTATTTAGTTGATGGTGGGTCATACTTCGGTCGGTTGTCGATAGGCAACGGCCAGATTCAGGTTCTGGTGTAGGAGACAGGCATGGCAACAGTTCCCTTTACGGTTGACTTCACTGCCCCAGGTGCTTTGTCGTCCTTGACAGCCACCAATACCTCGCTGGCGTTTGATCCCCCAGGAACAGGATCAACGCATAGCCTGATCTGGACTCCAGTCACAACTGCGCCAGAGAACCTGATCCGGATCGAAGTCTGGAGTGAAGATGCGTTTGAGGCCAGGAAGGTCGCGCAGTTTACCGATCCTGCTGTTACGTCGCTCCTGTATTACTTTCCACGGGTTGGTATCCCGATTACCTATAAAGTATTCCAGATCATTCGGTCGGGAGCCGCTACCTTAATTGGCCTCTCTGCTCAGGCCACGATTACCGCGACCAGTAAGTGCCTCAGCCTTGTTTCTGTGGTCAACCCTGTAGCCCACCGGATTGCCCTGCAAGCCTGGAGTGATTTCGGAGAGACACTGCAACAAAACCAGGAATGGGGAATCCCAGCTGGAGGTCAGGACTACTTTGAGGTTGGAGGATCGCTGCGAGGTACGGACATCAACATCGCAGCAGAACTCTTCAATCGTACGGATGGGTCAGGGATCACTGCCCTGGATGAGAAGCTGGCCCTAGAGGCACTCTTCAAGGCTATTCCGCCAGAGACGGTCTGCTTACGTCATCCCCGTGGCGGGAAGTGGTTTGGCCGGTTCAACGGCAGCTGGAGCTTCCCGTATATCTATGGCGGGGAGCGATATCGCGCCAGTGGTGGGTTCAGGAAAACCTCCTTTGTGGAGGGGAATCTATGACCCTCATCCCGTCCGCGACAAACCTCGTTCACAACCCTCGCCCCACGTCTGCCACCTATATTTCGGTGACTGGCGGATCGGTTCCGTTTGTCACTGATCGCTCGTATTCAGGCACTGGATCAATCTTTGCCACCATCAACAATGGCGCAACACTCCAGTGGCAAATCGCTACTGCTGGTGACTCCGATATCACATCACTCCCAAGTGGCGGGACGTATTACGGAGCTTTCCATGTTTCTGGCCCCTTCTCAGGAGCGAACATCCTCGCCTGGATTCGGCTGACCTACACGGATGCCACCACGACTGACGGCGCAACCGTTGCGGTGACGAGTACCTCGACGCGGTTTGAACGCGTGACCTTACCATCCGTTGCCGCCACTCCTGGCAAGACCGTCAATTTCATCGAGATTCGCGTCTTCAATAACAGTGGCGCATCCTTCTCGGGATATATTGGTGGGGCGGATGTTCGTAGAAATCAGGCTATCGATGGGTTTGTCCATGGTAGTGGTGGGGCAAATTACTCCTGGGTAGGGACCGTAAACAACTCTCCCTCCCTGCGTGCTGCGTTCAACACGACGCCGATCATCGGCTCTGGGGGATCGATCTACCCTAGTATCAAAATCTATGTGGTAGATCGTCAGAATAACATCATCAGGGATATCACCTCTCATTATGTGGATGGTGATATCGGGTATGACATGGATGCAGAAACCTGGAAAGGGACGTGCCGCATCATTCTGGATGACCCCAGCCTGATCACTCCTCTGGGGGTGGAGTTCCTGCGTGTGGTGATGAGGCTTGACTATCCTGATGGAACCTCTCAAGAGGGATCGTTAGGGCAGTTTATGGTGGATCTTCCCTCAGAGCGGTGGAGTTCAGGACGCGATCAGTGGACCTATCAAGGGAAGGATCTCCTGGCCTTCCTGGCGCAGCACCAGGGGGCAATCTCTACCTCTGGGGGTGGCCTTACCGCACGCGGTGGCATGGCCTTTGCGGCTGGGGTTTCATACCAAGCGGCCCTGGATTATATCTTCTTCACCGTGGTGGGTTTGGCACGATGGCAAGTATCGCTTCCCGCTATTCCGCAGACGTTTCCCTCTGATTTTGCCTGGGAACGCGGCACCTCGATGCTGAGGATTGTGACGGATATTCTCCTGGCGGTAGGGATGCAAGCCCCATGGGTTAATCCTCTAGGGGTGATCACCTCTGCCCCAGCCGGAACAAATCCCGCCATCATCGCCCCGTCGATCACGCTGGCAACCGGACCAAACTCTCCGATTCGCTGGCCGTTCCAGGTGGACCCTGATGTCGGTGGTATTGCCAACCGGGTCCAGGTCATCTCTTCGATACACGTTATCAATCACACCTGGGTGCCGGGATATATCGTTGGTGTTCCTGATGGCACGCTTCCAATGGCGGGGAGTGTGTTCGGGACGGCCTACGAAGAGTCGGTGATTGAGGCAGAGAAGAGAAAGAAAAAGAAGCACGGCAAAGGAAGGAAGCCACCCCCGCCACCCCCTGGGGTACCAGAGGAGTCGCCAACAGATTCCGGTCCAGACATCCCTGGGTACTGGCTAGAGGGTGATGATCCGGTCTTCGGTATCGCGGTGAATAACGACCCATCCCACCCAATCTCCACCGTACGCCTGGGGAGGGTGATTGACCTTCCGGATATCAACGTGCCTCAGGTGGCAAGTCAGGCAGAGGCTGATGCTCTCGCGAATCAAGCGCTGATCAAGGCATCGTCTCTCCCAATGCGAGCCAGGGTTACCACAATCCCGATGCTGCGGGGCCTGAATGAAGTGTATGAACTCGACATGACCGATGCGGATGGCACGCCGATTGACTCTGGGCAGGGAAGATATTTCTGCCGGGGCTGGACGATCCAGTTAGGTCTACCATGGGATATGGTTCACACCCTCTCCAGAGTGATTGACTTCGCCAGTACCCCGTACTTCTAGGGAGTTATCAGTGGTTGCAAGGGACATCAAATCCGGTCACCCTCGTACCTTGAATACGCATCAGGAGATGCAGTCCAGGGATGTGCAGAGGGCGCAAGCAAATCAGGTTCCTCCAGTCGAGAGATCTGGATTGCATCTGGATACCGTGGTTGGGGTCAACGCTGATGGCGATGTGATGCTGGATCGCTTCACGAACGATCAGGGCGTAGGTCAGTTCTTTTCCTGCCTCAATCATACCGCCCCGATCATTGGCGACAACGTCATCTATGGCTATGTGGATGATGCGCCCTTTGTCCTGGGGAAGATGCCCGATTTCAACCAGCACTGGAGAGTACCGGCGCGAGGGCTGAGAGACACCTTCGATTACGACGATTTCGAGGGATACATTATCAGCGGAGCAAGTCTCTTTTCGAAGTTCTACTGGGTACTCTCCTCGACCGCAAACTCTGTCTTCGTGACCCCTACCGCAGCGTTTCCAGAACACCCCGGCGAGATCGATATGAACATCAACACAGCCGGGGTGGTGGGGAACTATTCTGTGATGTACGCCGGAGCCTTGACGTGGGCCATGGCGAACTATCATCAGTTTGAGTGGATGGTATGGGCGAGTAACGTAACGAATGGTGTCTGTCAGTGCCTTGCCGGTTTGACTGACCATTCAGTGAACTTTACCAACTGCTTTCTCTTCACGAATCAATACAACGCCACTACGGGAGCGAATAGATGGGTTGCCCTGTGCAACATTGGTGGCGTTGGTCAGTACACCCTTGACCTTGGCATTGACTTCATCAGTACCCACTATTACATCTTGAACGTTCGAAACCTGGATGGAGTTCGCTGGGTGGCGACGATTGTAAACACGACGAATGGAGATATGTCCGTTCAACCAATCAAGTTTGTCCCAACCGTCTACATGGTTCCTGTTATGAGGAACTACCAGCTTGCTGCCAGTGCGCTCACCAAAGACTACATCGTTGACTACTTCGCGTGGTCAAAGAGGGATCTTGCTCGATGATCTACACAATGCCTAAGAACACCTCGATTCAGGATCTCTTTGCTCGTGACAGCAGTAACGCCGAAACGATTCTCACGCGTCTGGCAGAAGGACTGACGAGTCGAGGGTATGTCCTGGGTAGTCTGGGGGTGTACCTCTGTGGCATCGGAGATATCTGTGTCGATGCTGATCGAGATCCCAGCCAGGATTGGATAACGTACGTCCCTCCAGCGCAATCAAGTAAGGAAATCACTGAATCCACCAAGGTTTCGCGAGCCTTAGCAGGGCTAGAACGAGCAAGGGCAGGTACTCTTACCCCGGCAGGGATGCAGGAAGCGGTCGCCTTCTTGCTAGAAGCAGAACTCAGACGCAGGGGAATTGCGACATGAGACAAGACTGCCAGAGAGGGAGCCATGTACGTACTCAATCCCCTGCTGCTCAAAACAGTGGCAGCGGTGATCATTACGATGACAGCCCTGCAAGACGTAGGAATTACGTCTGGCCCATCCGACAATATCTGGTATCTCATCTTTGTTACACTTGCCGGGGCGGCGACAGGCTTAAGCAGTGTGACCTACCGGGAGATGCGCCACGGTCGGGATCGATCAGAGAAGCAAGTTGACGAACTCTCGCCAGCACTCAACAAAGCGACGGGGTCACTGAATGAACTCACAGCTGGTACCCGTGAATACCGAACGCTTTTGGCGGATATTGTCAGCGGTCTACAACGTCTCGATAACTCCGTTCGAGAGATCGCGGCAGCGCTTCGCACAAATCGTGAGCTTGTGGAGGATGCCCGACGAGACATTGAGACACTCTCCCGCCGCATGGACGACATTATCCGCCTTCAAGGAGGAAATCCCGACGAGCGACCCTCCCCCCGAAGACGCCCATGAGATCGAGAGCGCCATCGTGTCTCTAGAGGAGAGGGCGAAGAAAATCGCAGAGGCGATTCACGACGCAAACGAGGCAGAGAAGAAAGCTCACGAGGAGTTAGACAAGCTCCCCACAGATCTGGCACGGTTACGGGAAAAGCTTCGCAGTGTGGGATCTTTCCCTATCGCAGACCAGCTGGAGAGGTAACGTGTTTCTCTTTCCCTCTCTAAGCGAACCCGACTGGGTTGCCAGTCTTACCAATTACCTCGCTTCCCTGGCAGGATGGGGAGTCGTGGTGATCTGTGCGATGACCCTGATCGTGATGCTCAGTCGCCCTTTCGTCTTAGGTCAGCCTATGACACGGGTGCAGAGGGTGACTATCGAACTCTTTATTGCCTTCAACATGCTGATCTGGAGAACGATCATCCTTGCCAGGGTGTTGCATCGTACGGATATGCCCCAGCCCTGGAGGTTGATCTTCTGGACTATCGTGCTGCTCTTCTGTTGGAAATTCTTCTTCTTCGCCCTCTGGCGTACCTGGATCGAACCAGCCAGTAGGGGTATGTGGGTGATCTTCGTGGCGAATGATCGCACGGGAAGAGCGCGTTCGATCCTTGCTGTCTCCGCGATCATGTTCGTGGCGGTTTTCTGTATCTCCCTGATCCTTCGTATCATAGGAGTGTGGCGATGAGAATTGTCGGTATCCTGATCGGTCTGTGTCTCTTGATGGCTGTCCCGGTCATGGCGCAAGAGCAACCAGGATCCAGCGGAAATCCCATCGTGACCTATGATGGGCATCAGATCGAGATTGAGCCAGAGAAGGGTCCGGTGCAGACCTGTGTAGTGGAAGTCACCACGGTGGAGAATCTGGATACCAAGAATATCCTCACCAAGATCCTGGTGATTGGTCACACCGATAACGGCTGGGAGGTGATGGGACTCGCCACAGACAATGTCACTGGCAAGACGCAAGGCACAGACATCAACGATTGCGGCCACAATGTGTGGGATGAGGATCAGTAATGGCAAAGATTCTTCCCAAGGATCCGTTGACACCTGTCAATCCGGTTATCCAGCCAGACCCTCCCCCTCCCTCTGATACCACCTTCCCCAAGGGCAATATCACCACCAAGAACCCTATCAACAACACCGCGTACGGGATTCCCTGGACTCAGGTATCGCGCTGGTTCGAGTTCTTTAAATCCGCAGCGGCAGAGTTTGGCATCTCCCCACTTGATCTTGCGGCTATGTCTGTGATTGAGAGTAACTCCCAGCACTACACCACTGGCAAGACCACTGGCACCAAGGCCCAAGTCTTGATCAGGGGTAATGATGGCTCTGGGGTACCCTCTGTTGGAATGATGCAAGTCAAGCCTCTGTACCATCAGAGTCGTGTCCCCGATGCGGACGCCTATACCCCGCAGGGAAACCTCCGTATGGCGGCAGCGATTCTGGGTCAGGAAGCGCAGCGGCTGGGGTCGGTGGATCAGGCCATCCTGAAAGCGTATTTCCCAAAGGATGATCCCAATGGCACCACGCAAGCTGAATACCTTGAGACGAAAAGGAACCTTGTCAAAGAAATACAGGCTGCTAGCACTCCGACGCCTCCTCCACAACCGCAGCCTACAGACCCTTACCGGGTTCTGTTCGGCGGCGACTACCCGAAGGTTACATATGGGTTCCTCAGTGACGAGGGATACCCCTACTACGAGTTTGGAGTAGGCCATGGAACTACGAAGGCAACGCAACATACGGGTGACGATGTCCCCGTCCCGTTTGGAACAACGCTCTACGCCCCAGCAAGCGGTGTTGTCGAGTGTGTCGGAGAGCGCGGAACTCCCCATTGGGGCCAAGCTTGCGGAGCCTACACAGACACCGGAGATGCCGGTCCCGATGGCAAGATCATCGGCGTCGGGAATATCACCATTTATCTTGACTCCGGACATAAACTCACTCTTGGACATTGCCGAACCTGTGACTGGAGCGTGGGTAGCCGGATCGAGAAAGGAGCCAAAATTGGCTCGTCTGGTGGTCAGAACGGCGCTCACACGCACGTTGAAATATCGGTCGAGCGAGATGGAACGTACTGGCTCATAGATCCTTTCAAGGGTCTGCAAGCCGCCATGAGCGGCGGGGTGATCGACACCCGGCCCATGGTCTTGTTCGCTGGCGCAACCCGCTCCGTGCCTCTCAGCGTGCCGTACCGGCAGGTACTCCTCCCACCCTCCCAGAAGAACCAGCGCCCTGGCATCAGGATGACGCCGAAGAAGTTCATCCAGCACGAGACAGACAACACCAATCCTGGTATGGGCGCTGCCGCTCATCTGCGCTTTCTCCAGAATGGCGCTCGTGACGATAACGGAAACCCGCAGCAGCTTGGGTTCCACTTTGCCGTGGATGATGTCGAGGTCATCCAGATGATCCCTCTCAATGAGGCCACATGGCATGGGGGAGATGGGGGCCAGGGACTTTGTAATCTGCAGACCGTGGCCTGTGAGCTTTGCGTAGAAGACAACAACGTCAATAAAGTTCAGGCACGCAAGAATGCCGAAGAAGTCGCCGCTGCGGTGATGACGGCGATGGGGATACATGAGATCGAGCAGCACTCCTGGTGCTGTGCGAACGCGGGATTAGGAGCCGGAAGTGGGTGCCACACCAATTGCCCCAGATTTATCAGAGCCGATAACTACTGGCCGACCTTCCTCGTCAATACCCAGAAGTGGCTTAACTCAGGCGGAACAGGAACTACTCCAACCTACGCTAACCCTGCTCTTCCTCCTGAATTTACAGGCGATGATGTCACCGTCAACAATGTCCGCTTCCTCGCCCTGCAGCGAAACTTCGTCGCCAAACAAGATGGCGTCCCGGCTCTCCAGTACGCTGATCTAAAATCCAATCCTGTTCGCGCTCCTCTGATGAAGGGCGAGAAGTTCACCGCACTGTATCTGATCGTGGTCAACAAAGAGCAGTGGCTGGTGAGTCAGTTTGGTTCGCGCATCCCTGCTAACCTATGCGAGCCTGCCGTGACGGTCGTAGGGAGCTAAGGAGGTTACGATGGATTCGATTCTTAACCCAGGGTCCACGCCGATTCAGGCGGGATTCCTGCGTGGCATCTTCGCCGGTCTGTTGCTGGGAGCCGCTGAAGGACTCCGCGAGTACGTCTTCGAGGGATTCACGGTCGATCAGTCAGTAGCAAGGGGCGTCATGGTGGCAATCCCGGTCTGGCTTGGCCTGCTGGGATATGGCGCGAGTGACCAAGCTCGTGCGAATTCTGGGAAGTCTGCCCCTGCGGACGTGCCGGTCCAGATCGTGTCGCAAGAGAAGAACATCACCCCAGCGGTGGTGGCACAGGGTCTTTCTACGCCGAATGCCACGACGCAAATCTAGGCACGCAGAGAGGGGCCGGATGCCGATATGGACCTAGCCCCTCTTTTGCCCTCTCGCCCCAGGAAGGGGCTGTATTTCGCTTCTAGGGGTATGTATGAGTTACCCGGTGAGTTACCAGACTGAGCTTACGCGTCCGTATATCGAGATTGCCACCGGGAAGCTGGTGTATCTGGCAGAGGGAGACGCTAGCGCGGGGATTCTGTCGGGCCGGGTTCGTCAGCTTGAGCCGGGAGAATCCCCTCCTGCATGGCAAGCTTCTGATCTATCTGGCGAAGATGCCCCGTCCGTTCCTGAAGGCCCCGTAGTTTGAGGAGATAGGCCGTGCCGAACTTCTGGTCATCGCCATTATCTTCTCTGATGTAACAACGGCCTAGATCTTCCTTGACCTCAACGAATTTCTCTATGCTGCCCAGGGTGATGCCCTGGTTGAGGAGCGTAGTAAAGAAGTCAAGCTCCATCATCGTGGCCCACTGCAAGATGCGGTGCCATGCGTAGATCGTGCGCTCCTCATCCCCCTGATCCCGCTCTCCAACATTCTTGATCGCGGTCAGGATCTCGTTGATCTTTTCGGAGATCTCTAGCGAGAGCGCGGTGATGTCTTGGAGAGTGATGATCTTCTCTGGCTCCACGAGTCTCTCTCTTTCACAATGGCGCGGGACAACGCCTGACGATCTCCCCCTGCCAGCGCTACGGCTTCCTCGCGGTCGATGATGCCACAGAGAAAGAAGTCTGCCGCGATCTCGACTACTCCTGCGCTTCTGACAACTGACGGAAATAGCTCCGCAAGTCGCCGGGTACGAGATCGGGGAAGTTCAGGCTCTTCTCTGGGTGTTCGTGCCACCGTTCTCCCCGTAGTCTGACCTGATCTTGCCATAGCTTCAGCTTGTAGATCTCCATGATCGCGTAGTTGATGTCGTCCTCAACCTCCTCGATCCGCTGGGCGATCATCTCAGGGAGAGAGAAGACTTCAAAACGCTGTGTCTGCGGCCCCTCAGTGTACTGCTGTGCGCCGACACCCAGGATACGGGAGCGGCATTCGTGAACGACCTGTTCGAGCGTTTCTTTGAACTGGAGTTCTGGGAGGGATCCGGTATAGGAGCTTTCCCGCAGGGTTATCTCAACTAAGTTTGCCAGTCGCTGTGAGTTCAAGGTTACTCCTCGTCGTCTTTCTTAGGTTTCTCAAACAGCCCCGCGATCAGCACAATGATGCATACCAGGAACACCATGGCGAGGGCATCTTGCTGCGAGAATGGCTGATCGAGGAAGATAAACAGTTCGGTCATCGCTCATGGAGGACGCCCTGAATGACATCCATCATTTTCTCTGGCACTGCCCAGACATCGAGGTCGAGGTAGTTGTGATCGAAGTACCAGCGAGCGCGATGCTTACAGACCGGATCTTCATGCTCTGCCGCTGGGCAGTCGCAGGTAATGACGGGTTTCGATCTCCTGCTAGGGTACACCTCCAGATGATAGAACCGACCGATCAAGGAACCCGATGTCGCTACCCACTCTCCGGTGTAGGGAGATTGATAGACCCTTACTCCATCGTACAGGGCGCGAGTGAGCGCTTCCTGCCATCTCTCCGGAGTGTCTGGCTTGGTCGGCTTCTCGGTCATTCTTGACCCCATGCCATCACGGCACCACGGAACGGATAGTTGTCGGAAAAGTCTTGCAGTCTAGATTCGTCCCCATCCCACAGGTTGACCCTGCCAGTGACGACATCGATATAGCCAACGTACCAGGAGTTCCCGTGATCGTAACCGTCCACCCACTTCTCTTGATAGATGCAGATGCCAAGGTTGCCAAGCATGTTCGGCCAGATCCACCATTCGGGATTGAGCCGGGGATCGTAGAGAGCTTGGCGCATCCAGCCGATGGTTGGTGTAACCCATTCATCTTGATCGCGACGGTAGATCAGGGTGGGCGGGAAAGTCTCATCCTTCGCTGTCCAACGATGACCCTGATCGAACTCCATATTGGGATCGTACGTCGGGGCTGGGAGTTCGGCCATCTGGCCTGTGTTCTCGATCTCTTCGTCGGCCAGTTGAAATGCTTGCTTGGCAGCTTCGGGACGAACGATGTGTCGTGTCATGGTGATCCCCTGCCGTTCTTGACGAATGCCTCTGCTACGAGGGGCCAGTGCCGAAAGAAAGCATCTTCCATCTGTAGGGCGAGTTCCTCGATTTCTGCCATAGGATAGGTAGCGAAGGTGTTCCTGGTGTCATTGACTCGCAAGGAGAGGAAGTGCATCAGAGAGCGAGGATTGAAGGTGACGTGCATCCTGGTATAGATAGCCACCGGCAGGACGGTACGTGCAACCTCGTTGGCAATTCCCTCGCCAATCATGGTCTTGTAGCTGTCCCACGCATGGCGATAGGAAACACCCTGGCACACGCCCACGAGATGGTGGTGATACTCAGGCGTTTCTCCCTGCTCCATTGCGGGACGGGCGGATGTGCCGGTGTTGACGAGTCCTCGTTCAGGACGTGGCACCCAGAAGATTGGTTCGAGTTCGGTGTAGCGGCCAGACATCTCATTGATGCTAACGCCGATGCGGTGCCGCACAAGCTCCCGTGCCACGAATATGGGGATGTGTAACCGAAACTGAAGCCAGCCCTGCTCAAAGGGAGAGCCGTGGCGATGCTTCATTAGGTAGTTGAGGAGTCCAGCTACCCGATTCTCGTCTCGCTGCTCGACATTACCCAATGACACCCATGCTGCTTGAGCAATCGTTAGGTCACTCCCAGCATGATTGAGCAGGGTAGCGGTGATGTCGGAGGTCAGAATGACACCTGTCAACGCGTTATCCCCCTCAGAAGCGCAGCCTTGACTTGTGGATTCGCAGCCTTGAGATCGATCATCTCTCCACCGGCTGGGACTAACCACACGTCACCGACGTAGCGGGTGAAACTCGTATCTTCTTCCACCTTGGTTTTGAGTTGGCGGGTAATAACACGGAGGTTCCACTCTGACTGGGGTGGTGGAAGGAAATTCTGGAGTGCGAGCATCAACGCGTTAGCCCTGGCCTTTCCATCCTCTGTCCAGATTTCTGGCTCCCACAGATCTGCGATGCGGATGTTCGTCTTGTGCCGACCATCCATACCGTTGTCGGTTAGCACCACAATCGTGTCAGCGTCGTGGACACGAATCAGACTGGCGCGAAAATGCCACAGATACTCGCGGTCCCACTCTTTCGCATTCACGTCACTTCCTCCACATGCTTGTTGTAGCCAAGACCAGAGTCAGCCCACTTTCGTTGCAGGTTGATCTGGTGCTTGTCATACAGGCATTGCGCTACGTCAATCCCTGTAGCATCAGCGATGGCGTAGAGGAGCATCAGGTTATCCGCGATCTCCATGGCGAGCTTCGTTGTATGGACATCGCTTTCCCAGGGAATACGGTTCCAGGCTGCAAAGGCTTGGTCGAGTTCCTGGCGTTCCTCTTGCATATGGTTGATGATGCGCTGTGGTTCAGCCATCTGTTGTGGGAATGTTTCCCGGCACCATGCCTGAATCTCTTGGATCAGAGCTTTGTTGAACCAGTCTATTTTTATCAGGTCATTCATCGTCCCACTCCATACCCTCAACGACGTGCCAGACATCTCCCTCCGAAACAGAGTATCCGTGGATCACGCAGTCGTTAATCTGATTGCAAAGAAAGGCTTCGATAGTACCCCTTGCCTCTCCCCTCATCAGGCCGTGCAAGACATCCATCTCATCAGTCTCATCGGTGACCTTGACCTTGATCATAAGGACGTGTTCCCTGGACATCACCCTTCCCCTCTCCATATGCGCTCATACACCTCAATGGTGATCGGAAGAAGATTGGTGACAGAGAGGAACTCATTCACCATAGTGATAAAGTCGTCCCGGCTTTCGTAGTCCTGAACAGACACTCCCTTCCCACCTGGGCATATCGCAATCCACTTTGGGGATGGACACATCTTGATAGCATCGGGGAGCTTCTCTGGTGGAGTCATAATCCCTTTCAACGCTACCCCTCTCCGATCTGTTCGAGGAATCTCTGCACCGCTTTGAAGCGTGTCTCAGCCTTACCCTCCACGGTAGGATCTTTAGGGTTGTAGGCTCGCCAGCGCTTATCGGCTTGACATTCCGCCGCGCAGAGGATGTTGGTCTTGGAGCGTGCTTTGTCTTCTTTGCTACGGTAGACCAGATAGGTGTTGGTGACGTACGCCGCTGGAACGTAATAGAAGTTGTCCTCGACCTTTCTCCCGCGCAGACCAACGTTCGCCATTAAAACCTCCTCCCTCTCTTTCGTCCTGGCCGGTTGTGCTTCTTTCCGCTTTTTTTCCTGGCAACACTACGCAAGGCATACATGGTTCGCTGATCGACAAAGACGGAGGTGATCTCGCGTGGGGATCGATGCTTGCGCTTGATGTCCAGGTAGTCGGCAATGGAGATTGGCGCGTTGTTCTCGATACCCTCTGCGATGCCGCGACCGAACGCCTCTCCTGCCGGGACATGCTCAGAGTTGGATGATTGTTCTCCTCGCGCTAAAACGCGCTTCTTCGCTTTCTCCATCAGTTCATCGAGTTCTGACACCTGTCAATTCCTTCCGTGCCTCCTAGGGGCCTTTTTGCGCGTTTGGGGGGCATATGGCGGCAACGTAGTGTTGCGCTCCTGCCATCGTGACTTCCTTGGATATTCCCTCAGGGCCAGGAAGGGCTGGCTTGTACACCCCACAGGTCGAGAGATACCCATACACATAGCCAGTGACGTAGTACGGTTTGGTTGGCTCTGGGATCGGTTCAAAGCTGAGTGGGGTAGGGGTGACCAGGAACTCTATCGATACCGGCGTGGCGTGAGTCCGTATCGGAATCGGCACCACCGGCTCTGCGGTGACACGAAAGATCATGATCGCCCCTACCGCTAGCATTACCGCGATCATCAGGAACGCCAGAATGATCAGCAGTCTGTCTTGTATCTCAGAACGGGGGGTAGGGGAGAAACTCTTCGGGTTCGTTCTGTTTTTGGGTGTCTCCAGTGACATCGTACTCCCCTAGCTGCAAGGCGAGATAACGGAAGTTGGCTGGCGAGAACCCCGTTGAGCTAGGGGTGATGAACATCACCAGGGCCAGGGCGCCGATAGGACAGTGATCGTATCCCAGGATGGTGCCAACGTCTCCAGCGGTGATCCCGAACCGGCTAACGTGTGAAACAACCTGAGTGCCTACCGGCAGATCCTTCAGGCATCCCTTGCCCTGCGTCTCGTCATAGGACATGTCAAAGACGATGACGGCACGATTCCCCATGTCGGGATTGAAGTGGAACTGCACCTCCGCGTTGTCAAGCGTGGAGAGTGCCTCGTTGACTGCCAGGAAGAACTTATCTTCGCTGTCTACCGCATTCTCTGGGTAGTTGTAGCTCTGCCGCACGACCATGGTTTGCTTGACGGTTTTCACTGATTCCTCCTTGAGACTCCCTCGCTGCTAATGGAACAACCTTACCACAACGTCTACTCTTTGTCAAGCACCTCCTCGTCATCCTGTAACCAGACCAGGAACTCCCATTCTTCCTGCTTGATCTTGCCTTGCTCGATCCAGTCGGCCAGATAACCGATGGCTGGTCCCGCATTCACGATACTGAGTCTGGCGATGCTGGGCATCTTGGGGGAGTGTTTATCCATCAGTCGCTGCATCTGCCTGACACAGGACGCGGCCAGCTTGCGGCGTACCTCCTGCCGTTCGGCCCGACTCAGTACACCTTCCCCAGCGCCTCCTGTTTCAGGCTCTCCTGGGGCCGCACGGTCTTGACGATCTTGATCCACTCCGGACTTCCCTTGTGAACGAGCCATGTCTTTCGATGCTCCACCTTCTGCAAGTCAACCGCGATGGCGTACTGCTCCTTGGTAATCTTCGCGGTCATGCGTGTGCTGAGGTTTGCCCCGAAATCCAGTGCGGCAGAACCAAATCCTCGCCCTGGCATGACCTTGACCGTAACGGCGATATCAGGGAACCGGCGTTGCAGGCGCTGTCGCCATATATCCGCAAACTTGATCGCACTGACCAGGGGGTCACACCCCTCAGGACATGGTTCCATATCCCACAGAAGTTCCTGGGGCAGGGTGATCGTGGCCGTTCGCTGTTCCAGTGGCTTGAGATGCTCTGAGAGATCGATGACCTTTCCCACGTTTTCGCTCCTTCTTGCTTCCACGCTGCTTGTACGGTGGGTCGCAGAGTTCGTCCAGGGTGAAGTGGGCGACGAAAGTCTTGTTCTCCTTCGTTGGCTTCCACGCCTCAACGTCATAGTAGAGGGCGACCGAATTACCAATATGAACACTGTAACCAATCACCCTGAGATTGATTTCTTCTGCCCAGGCGAAGATTCCTTCTCCCCTCCTCCGTGTTGTACGAACCTTATCGCCAATGATGTAGTGAAACTCCAGGGTGAGCGTTTCCTTAGGTGCTGTTAATTCTTTCCTCTGGGCGGCTAACAATGAGCTTTCCTTCCGCAATATGGTCAATCAGCTGACCAACTGATCCCTGACCCGCTGTGTCTCCTGACTTCAGGAAGAGCTTATGAGCGGCAGCGATCTCCATCGCTTTTTCCCAGAGTCCTGGGGTGACGTAGATCACTCGCTGTTCCTTGTTGCCGACTGACTTCGGTACGTAGCCGATGATCTGCGAGACACGCTGCCGACTCACTCCGTACTTACGGGCAATGGCGGAACGAGTCCACCCCTGATCAATCAGCCCTAGCCATGTCCGTTCAACGTTAGGATCCTCGATCTTTCTCTCGATTGGCATAGTCCCTCCTCATGCCAGTAGTTCCAACATTCTGGCCCAGTCATCAGGGTTGGGACGCAAGACGTAGACGAAAACGCCGAACCAGTGTGCGTTCTGGTGCCACCTCAATTGGGCGGCACTAAGCTCAGATCCCTTCTTCATGGTCTTGAGTTCGATCAGGCGATACTGATCACCACGGAACATCAGTAGATCGGGGATGCCCTTCTTGTTGCCGATCATGTTCCGGATATGCTCCACCATCCATCCGTAGTGACCAGCCGACTGAATCACGGCTTGTTGCCACTGTCCCTCTGTGTACTTCTCCAGGTTGACGGGGCACTCTAGGGTGACTGGTGGCATGGTTCCCTCAGAAGACTTTCTTGCCGCCAGAGATCGTGTCTGGAATAGGAGATCTTATTTGGGGGAGGGCACCCCTGGCGAGGAGGGAACTTGACCACGACGATCATGTACTGCCCTTCTCCACGCACCTCAACCACCGTGCCGATATGGCCGCGCCGGTATTCAGGGTAGGTATGGTCAAGGGGAGCGACTTCATCCCCGACGCTATACGTCTTCTCCACGAGCCATCTTCTCCCGCTTCTCTTTGATCTTCTCTCCGATCTCCCTCACACTGACCTCGACCGCATTGAGTTGCTTCTTGATTTTGACGGCCCGTTTGTGCTTGTTCGGGGTGAGATCGTAATGCTCAGTCGCTTTGCCCAGATCCTGCACCCATTCGGGTTTGAGGGCGAGGTACCAGCGAGCATTCCAAAGCTCGTCATGCGTGTCGCACATCAGGTACGACGACTGATCGTACGGCCACTCCTTCGTGTGTTCGCATGCCGTCAAGTTCGAGATATAACAGGGCATTGTTTCTCCTTAGCGCGGATCGAGGTTGAGTGCGGCCATGATTGCCGCATCGATCACCGTAGCCAGGAAGTCAGCTTCGCGAAGCCTCTTCCTGGCTTGCTCCGCATTCGTTTCATTTCGGACTGCTACCCAGCGCAGGACGTTGGCAGCAGCGGTGTCTGCTTCGTCTCGTGCCTGCCGGTAATCTTGCTGGAGTCGATAGACCACATCCTCCACGATCAGGTGCTTTCTCTCTACGTCCAGGGTGTTGACAGTATCCATGAGACTCCCTTTCTTAGGCCCTTATGCCAAGAGCGGTAGCTTGCTCTGTGGTGAGTTCAATCTCGTCCATGACGGCGATTGACCACCCTTCAATCACTTTCTTGATTGACAAGGCTCCATACGCTCGTCTGATGTAGATCGCTGTCCTGCCGGTTTTTGTCCTTTCCTTACTCCAGACGCATTCATACCCGTTATCGATCAGGGATCTAACCATTGCCTCATAGGATGCAATCGCCTCCCTGGAACGAGTTTCTCTACTTGCTGCCAACACGACTCCCTCTACGACATGGGATTCCGACTTCCCATCTGGTCGTACCTTACCACAACTATGGTGCTTTGTCAAGAGTATCTGTTGCGTCTCTGGAGGAATTGTCGCTTCTCCTCCAGAGAGGAAAACACCCTGTTTCCGGCTCGCTGGTTGCAGTGGAAGCAAGACGCGACGAGATTGCTGCGAGCATTGCCGCCACCACGAGAGCCAGGGATAACGTGGTCTACCGTGGTGGCGAATCTCCCGCAATAGATACAGGTGTAATTGTGTTCCTTGAGGACGGATCGATGAACGGTCTTACCAGGACGGATCCTCCGACCCACTGTCGTTCTCCTCATCAAAGAGCGTCCCAGCCGGAACCATCGTTCGGGGTGTGATGAGGAGGTGTTCTGGCAAGGGGATATACGGGTCAGAACCGATAGGTGATGACTCACGGTGACCGGCATAGCGGAAGCGGCCAGTAGCTCGATCAAAGAGGAACTCACAGATCCCGACTTCGCCTGTGATGCCCTCTTTGCGGTGCTTGGCGATTTCCACCAGGGTCTTCCCCTTGTCTTCACCGAACATGACGCGGTTGATGGTAACAAAGACATCCGCCTTGTTGTACCAGTGCATCGCGCCAGCTGCCTCCATCGGAGAGGGGTTGCGATCCATGGTTTTGGCGGTGTCTGGCTTACGGGGGTGGATCACGATGATGGCGGAACAGTTCCGTCGCTTGCACCACTGGCGAATCGTGGAGAGGGACTGAGAGATATATTCCTCCACCGTCGCCCCTTTATTACGGGCAGACTCGCACTCATTCCAGGGATCGATGACCAGCACATTCATGCCTGACTTGATCACCGCTGGCTCTGCCTGCGCGAGGATCTTCGGTATCGTCAGCGCGGCGAATCCCTGCGCGTTGTTCTCCTCCGCGTAGATCTCGAAGAACTTATCCCCAACCCAGTCGGCTGCGATCTCCACCGCTTCCCAGGAGGGACGCTTCTCTGCGCTGGGGAGGAAGGGCGCATCGAGAATGATCTGCACGAACTTGCCCAGCATCTCCCCTTCCTCGCCCATCTCTGGTGAGTACAACCCGACCCGCCAGTCGTTGATGCGAGCGAGGTTAGTGAGGAAATGGTTCAACCAGGAGGTCTTACCTCTGCCAGGGTATCCAGAGACGATGTAGAGCTTGCCAAGCTCAGGCCGGAAATAGTGATCAAATTCCTCCCAGCCAGAGCTAACCCCAGGAGCATATCCGTGGTCGTAGATCCGTCGTAGAGCTTCCTTCTGTTCACTGAGGGGCCTGAGGCCAGGGGTTGGGGCCGGGATGGCGTGACTGAGGATGTGATCGAGCTTCTTCGCTCCGTCTCGTACCAGTACCTCATTCGCATCCTTCGCACCCCATTTGTTCCAGTGGACTTGCCAACACTTCATTGGTCCTAGCGTTTCGATCAGATAGCTAGCGAGCGCCTTACCCTCGATGTCAGCGTCTGTGGCAATGATGACTCGATCAGCATCTTCGAAGAGCTTCCTGGCCTCAGGGGTTTCGAACGCCGCACCCTTCTTGCCGATCTCTGCCACCTTGCCGGTAGCTTTCTTGCCCTCATAGATCTGACCCGGTGCGCCATCAGGAGAAGAGACGGCTTTCCAGCCTGCGATGTGACAGGCGATGACATCGAACTCCCCCTCCGTGATCACGATCACCTTACTGCCTTGACACCTGTCAATATTGAACAGGGTGCGGGCAGCGCCCCTGGTCTGGCGGAACTCCTTCGGCAAAGTACGGGACTTGACATTGACCAGCTTGCCATCGAGGTAGTACGGGATGTGAACCGTCCTGGCAATCTCTCCGTTCTCCATCTTCTTGGCAGTGGAAGTAATCCCGAACTCAACCGCGACCTTAGTCGGGATTGCTCGCTCCTCCTCCAGCCACGTTTCGGCCCAATCCTCTAACGTGTTCGAAGGGAGGACTGCGGCGGGATAGGCTTGTGGCGCAAATTCAGCCCCTCTGGCGCGTGTTTGCACGCGAATAGGGTTAGGATCCATCTTGGCCTCCCGGCCTAGCTTGTGAGCCTCAGATTTAAGGGAACCGGAATAGCCGCAGCGATGGCAGTTCCAGACGCCATCCTCGATGTTGACGCTCAGATCCCGGTGATTCCGATTGCTCCAGCTGTGGCTCTCAGAACACTCCGGACAACGCGTCTTGATATCCCTTCCGGAATAGGAAGAGGCGGGGAACTCAATCCCCACCTCCGCGAACGTGACACCAATCTCCGCTTCGATTGATGACATCGTATTCCTCTCTAGTTTCCGTTGACCTTCGGGTGCGCCCAGCGCTCTTTCTTGATCCAGCTAGACAACTGGGGGATGAACTTATCTTCTGTTCTCTCCTCCAACCACACCTCCAACCAGCGTTGATGACCCTGCCAGATCGCGTGCTGCTCCTGTTGAGTCAGTTCGGGTCCGTTACTAAAGAGTTCCTCCCACGCTTCCATCGCCCACTGGCGAGCTTGTGGCGTCTGGCCTCGATCCTTGGGGTGGTTCTTGATCAGGGCATCGAGGAACTTCAGGTGGTCTTGATGGTCTTTCCACCAGGGGGAGAGATAGGGCGTGCTGGGGAGGAGATCGCCGTTACCGCGCCGTGTCGGTTCGGGCTGGGGCTGTGGTGTCTCCCAAGGGTCGGGGACGGGTTCCGCATCGAAGATCTGCTGTGCGGCTCTGTAGACGTTTTCATCCCGTTGGCTCTGGATGATCGGCACGTCTGGCCGGGGCTTCTCGACAGGCTTCTCTGGTGCTTCCGGCAGGAACGGCATGATGTAGTACTCATCAGGCTTCCCGGCACGCGGCACCACTTTGAGAAAGCCAAGCTCGCGCAGCTTCTGGATGGCTGCGACACAGGCGTCTTCTTTGAAGTTGAACTCCTCTCCTCCAGCCGCCCGATGAGCGACTGTTGCTACAAGGTTCTTGGTGACCTTCCCGCCATTGCCCAGAGAGCAGAGGGCGAGGTAGGTGCGGAGAACGGTGCTTGGTTGTTTGAGGAGAAGATCGAGAACGGGGTGATAGAGAACAGTAAAGCCAACTGAGGGGGGATTCTTGACGACCGCGTCGTCTGTGGGTTGATTTTTAGGGGTGGATGTGTTAGGGTCCACTTGCGTATGCCTCCTCACAGGCTATCGCGTCTGCGGACGGAAGGGGAGCGGGATAGGCACCGCTCCCTATTCTTTTGCCCGTCCTGCAAGTATATCCTATCGTGTCAATGCTTTAGAACGGTGCTTCCTCCTCGTCTTCATTGGCGAAGAAGGTTTCGGTCAGGGAATCCGTTGCGCCCTCGACGTATGCCTTGACATCGTCTGGCATCTCGTCGTCTTCCTCTTCCTCCTCGACCACGGTGAAATCCTTGAAGGACACATCGGCGGCATCATGAACCGTTGTCTCATCGGGCATGCCAGCCTCTTCCCATTCCTCTGTTGCGGCGTCGTAGGCAGCGATCTCTTCCACGACCGGGCTGGTGCCCAACAGATCGAGGATGTACTTCAGGGTGTCCTTGGCTTCCTTCTGGTCGTCGGTCAGCTTCTTGACGTGGCTGAACTCAACGCTTGCCATGGTGAGCAGCTGAACGATGTTGTTGAGCCGGTCTTCCTTGGTGACCTTGCTCTGGCGCGTTTTCTTCTCAGGCGTGGCAAGCTCGCGTGGCTCATCTCCACCCGTAAGTTCGAATCCCTGCTCCTCATTGATCAGGTCCGCGCTGCTCTCAAGCTCCGCATCATCGTAAGGAAGCTCGCCCTTGTCATCGAAGAGGGATGAGGGAAGGTCGTTTTCCAGGGACTGCACAACGTTGAACTTGCGAGCCTCGATAACCTCGTCGGAGGTAATGCGGCCATTCTGATCGAGGATTGCCAGCAGGCGAGCCGTCCCAGCAGGCCCAAGACGAGAGGCATGCTTGGCGCTCCATGGCTTCATCTTGTCCTGCTCAACCGCCTTGAACAGGCGCGGGTGCAGCTTCTGGCCGATGTCGCGCAGCGCACGCACTGTCTCCAGAGGGGTACCGGAAGCCGCCGCAATGGTCTGCTCCGTGTAACCCTGCTCCATTAGATCCTTGACCGTCCGCGCATCACCCGTGACGTTCTCACCGCGCTTGTAGTTCATGCTCAGAGAGCGGAGCTTCAGGTCGCGCTGGGTCTTGCGAGGGTTGATCACTGCCGGGATAGAGGAGAACCCATTCGCTCCCTCTGCGTGCAGCATATTGAAGGTCTTGAGCCGTCGTCGCCCCTCGACCACCACGTAGCGATCTCCGACCGCCTCAACCACGATGGGAACTTCTAGTCCGTTGGCGCGAACGTCATCCACGAAGCTCTCCGTGGGGTAGTCGCCAATATCCTCCCAGCCATCGATGTCACCCAGAGCGATCAGGCGGGACTGGAATGCCTTTGGGGTAACCTGTGCGGTGGTCAGAACCGGAAACGATGGCCCATCGGCCTCGCCGCCATTCCCATTCGCCGCGACCTTTGGCTGCGCGACTTCCGCCTCTGCCTCTACCGTTTGCTTCTTCACTCGTGGCACTGGATCCTCCTGGTTTCTCTCTGCCGGGGAACTCCCCCGACCACACTTACAAGATAGCAGACCTTACACCCTCTGTCAAGGGTTTTTCTGTACCAATTTTGACAGGTGTCAACTCCCTATCCTCCGCACGCCCACCACACGCTGCCAAGGTGAGCGGCGGTCCAATAGATCTGGGTCACGCCATCGGCATACGCCACGCTGCCCCATGTTGCATCGTTGATTTGTAGTAATCCCACATCGGTCCCGCCATACGGATTCGGGTGAACAGCTGTCGGATCTCCTCTACTCTCACAGAAGATCAACCACATGATGGTGTCCACACACCCCTGGTCACCACAGGCGTCTTCTACGTAAGGTCGCCACTGTTCCACGGCGGATGAGTACTGTGCGTTTGCTGCCGCCCCACTGAGTGTCAAGCCCATCAGGGCGATGCTTGCTGCGAGTACAAACCGCTTCATACCACGTCCCTTCTCTCTTGTTACGGTCTTCGTCCTGGCCTATCTGTGTTGGTGATCTTCTCTACCTCATAGAAGTGGAGCTTTCCATCCATCGTTTCTTCACAGATAGCACTCGCCACTACGCCCAAATAGACGTTGGTGTCTTCGTCGTTGTAGGTGGCGATCTCCCGCAGTAGGTCTTGTCGATCCTCACGGGAGAGACGAAAAAACAGTCCCACGATGACATCCCGAATTTCGTGGTTCACAAGGTTCTGGATCTTGACCCGAATGAGGTTCCCCTGTCGGGCGTAGCGAAGCTCAGCGTTATCCTTGTAGCCGATAACCGCCATGGGATTGGTCATCAGTAGCTCTCCAGCATCCTCTCCACGACCTCTGGGGCTAGCAACGTGGCCCACTTCCCATGCGCGATCATCATGACAGGATTGGCCGCGTTCAGGTTCACGATCCAAGTCTTCTTGTTGGTCTTGTCGTAGACAATCTCCCTGGCAAGCCCGTGGTCAACTCGCCACAGGAATCGCTCGTAGCTGATCACGAAGACCGCATCGGTAAAGACCTGGGCGATCAGGATCGGGAGTCCATTCTCCCTGCGCCACAAATGGAGTGGTCCTAACTCCTCGTCTTTGAGAATCACCCCCATCCTGGGAGTCTTCGCTGACTGGTTGGAAAACTTCACTTCAACCACAAACACCGGCACATGGAGGTAGGCATCGATCACCAGGATATCGGGACACTTCCCCTCGCCCTCTCGCTCTCGATGCGCCTGAAAGTGACTGGCGAACTCTTCTCCTTCCTCGTACGCCGTGCCATCTGAGGTACCCAGAGGTTCAGCCCTGTGCGTGCCGGTTGAGGACACCCACCAGGACACGAGTTGCTCTGCCTGTGACCCCATCCCGTGCCGGTAGGTGAAGTCCTGCCCACGGGGAGCGGGGATTCTAGAACGGCTCATCGTACGTGCCAACCGCATATTCGGTGACTACAGCACCAGAGCCGGGAGGGCCGAAGTCAGGAACGTACGGTTCACAATCATCATCCCTGTTGTCGTAATCAAACATCGCCCTGGAGAGAGCTTTGGTGTATGCCAGTAAGCGATCAAGTGTCTGACTCATCTCCTCTCGATCATCGGTATTCAGTTCTTGGATGGCCTTCCCATCCACCATCAACACCAGACAGTCAGCCTCTTCCACAAGCTCTAGAGGTATCCCGGCCTCTACCTCCAAGAGTTGAACCTTCTTGTCCAGGGCGACAAGCCAATCGGGAGTCTGATCCGTGTCGAGATTATTCAAGTCCGACCTCCTCCGGAGCGTTTGTCTTATCGAAAATGCGGCCCACCGAAACGATAACCTCGCCTACTCTGGCGTACAGGGTGCCGCACCCTTCACAGCGCACTGCCCTGCCATTCCCCAGCCGATACCCATGACCTCCTGGGCACGGACACTGCACGACCACAGACTTAGGGCGATTTTTCCCATCGATGCGGACGTTGTGAAGCTCTGGCTGGAGTCCATTGGACACCATGTTTATGTAGAACGCTTCGGACAATGGGGTGCCTTTCGTTTCTTCTTCGGGTAATCAAGCTCCTGGTCGGCTTCTCTCATGAGGCTCCAGAGGTCTTGCAGATCGTTGAGCCTATCCTCTTCCTCCTTCGCTTGATCGAGCAGACGTTCCGCTGCCCTCCGAAATCCTTCCACATTCTGCTTGGCGTTGTGGATATCGACCGCGAGTTCGAGGAGGTTCATAGTCCTTTGTCGCTATAGAGCGCCCACCCAGAAAGCTTTCCAGCTTCAGCGATGTCGCCACGCTCATATGCTTCAAGGGCTTCTTTCTGAAGCTCCGCGCCTGCGAAGAGCTTGTAATCCCCTGTCTTGTAGACACCGAACGCATCGCGCACTTTCCACCAGCCGGTTGACAACATCACTATTGTGAAGCGATTGAAGCGCGTTTTTGTTGTTAGTGGAATTTGCCGTGCTTCCGGCGTCTCAATAAATACCGCCATCGATACCTCCTCACTCCTTCTCCAGATTCACCACGGGGAGGTCGTACTCAAAACACATGTAGTCCACGGCTTCGTCGAGTCTCTTGAAGGGTTTCGGTACCAGGATCTTGACTGGTCGCTCGATGTACACCCGCCACTCGATATGATTCGGCTGGTCGTTGGTGCGAATGATCCTGGCTGTGAGTCCGTCTTTGAAGCTATACCTCCAGTCACCGTTACCTAGCTTCTTCCGATAGTCCGGTGGCATCCGCTTGAATTCCCGCTTAGCCGCACTCATCTCCCGAATCCTCTCCGGTACCTCTCCGTGCAGAGACGGAATGATCACCGTCTCGTCCTCCCTGTCCCTCAGGCCCAGCTTGTTGTGACCCAGGACGCGACTTCCCATGCGATTCAGCCCATCTTCCCAGAAATCCGACACTGTATCCTCCTTTGCCCGTTCCCTTGCAGTAAGGGCATTCCGATTGTCCCTCTGGTAGGGACGGCAACCAACCGTCCCCACCACACGCATGGCAGTAGCTCACTTCTTCTCCAACTTCACTGGTAGTCCGGAACGACGAGCTTGCTCCAGGGCAGGTTCGTGGCGACCATCTTCCGTGTCTTCGATCACATCGAGTCGGTGGATAGGCAGCACCATGAAGATGCCCTCTGTGTAGAGAGGATCAATCCCCTTGGGCTTCTTTCGTCCGACATAGGTGGTATCACCAAGCTCCCGCTCCACCGTACGGGGAGGATCAGAGGGGTCCAGGGAGTTCGTGCCTGACTTGATGTCATCCCACCACAGCGAGACACACATCTCCCGCGTGTTATTACGGAACTTGTGGTCGCTCTCCCACGGGTATCCGTCGTGCTTCTCCGTCTCGCAGAGGCAGCGGAAGGGATGCACCTCTGGGTACTCGTTCGCCTCTTCGATGAGGGCGTCGTAGTACTCAGCGCAGTTGTCAATGATCGCTCGCTCATGCACCAGGATGATCTTGCTGGCGGGAGAGAGAAGTTCCAGGCGAGCATCCCGCTTGATGCGACGGCTCAGTCCTGACCGCCTCACTTCCTCGAAGAAGTCGGCCACGTTTGGGTAGTACTTCTTTCCCACCCGGTCATAGACATCGAACACGCCGGGGAACCCTGGTCGCTCTAGGATCGAGACACCGCGCTCTGGAATGAGCATGTCTGGGGGGCAGGGGATCGGAGGATCCACCAGGAATTTCTCCAGGGGATCTCCCCGCGTCCCCATCAGGGTCCGCATATACACGCCACCAGGCTCTCGCTCGCCGCATCCGCGCTCGCCAACCTCTGTTGCATCCATGTCCTGACTCCTTCTCGTGAGGTGGAGTTCCGATTCCCCACCAACACGATCATCCTAGCAGAACCATTACTCTTTGTCAATAGTCTTGACAGGTGTCAATTCATCGAGAGGATCAGCATGGCAGCGAGGGCCAGGAAGACGACCACGAACCCCCAACACATCCCCGCTACCCAGGGGTTCATCTCTTTACCACCTTTGCCCTGATGATGACTTGCTGACTGTACTCAGCTGACTTCGCGATGGCATCTGGGGTTTCTACGGTGCCACGGAACACCACCGTGGCATGGATCTCATCGCCCTGAATGGTGGCTGAGTAGACGAAAGAGTCGAGATCGAAGCCTGTCAATGTCTCTGGAGGAACGTAATCCTTCATCGCCTGAGCCATCCGACTCCGGTAGACCCCGATTGGTGTCTGGCGAATCCTGGCAATCTCCTCCCTCTCCTCTTGCTTGAGACTGTCGCGAGGGGCGCTCTTCTTGGTGGCTTTCTCCTCTGATGCCTTGCGTGGCGTCATGAGCAAGACACGTCGAGACTGGCGATCTCGCTGATGGTATCGGTGAGAGCATCTTGAAACTCTTCGTCGCCATCTTCACCCTCATCGAAGTCATCACGATCCGGGATGTCCACGTTCTCGATATCGTCAGCCCATGCTTCCATGGCCTCAATCCGTTCTTGCATCAGAGTGCCAACATCGCCGTCTCGCAGGGAGTCTGGCATGTTGTCCAACTTGTCCTGGGTTTCCTGAGCGACATCTCTGGCACGCTGTGCCCAGTCATCCCGCTCAACCGTAAGATCCTCAGCGGTTTCCACGGAGCATCGCCCCATGTCGTCTTGGATCCCGTACACATCCTGCCAGAATTCCGACATGGTCAGCTGGGAGCGGGTTGGGTAGGTCTTGGAGCAACGACGGACACCTCGCCCTGACACCATATTGCTCCACCAGTAATAGGTGTCGCCAACCTTGACATCGCACTCTGGTTTGGGCTTCTGCGCTCGCTGAACCTTGTGAACCTTGGGCATTATGCTGTCTCCTTCTTCCGGTAGATTCCGTACACGCATCTCGTCCCGCCCTGTGACGGGTCATAGGTGTCGTGGACCACGCCATCGATCACCGCTACGCAGTGCTTACTCACTCTGGCAACGATACGTCCCTTCGGTAGCTCCTCCTCTCTCAGGTGAACCTTGCACCCGACACCAACTTTCACCAGGGGAATCCACTCCCAACCCAGGTGTTCCATGACGTAATCGCGAGTTTTGCGACTCACCCCCTTTCTCGCATTGCCATGACTCCTGCCATCAACCTGATTCAGTACCTTCGTGGCTGCGTTGAGCAGGTTGTACATCACCGTGTAAGGTGTTTCAGTGGCGATGGCGAATGATCTCGCGACGCAGTCTCTGACTTCCCCCTCAAATCCTGCCTCTGCCCGACCTCCGTCGTCATACACGAAATTCACGCTGGTACCCCATCTTTCACTGCGCCTACGACACACCAACGAGACACATTGACGATGACGATCTCAAAGCTCTCGACCTCGCGATTCATCGTGTGGACCCTGCCACCCCATCCCTTGACGAGGATCCTGGGCAGCTTGGACAGAGCCATCGCTTGAAGCTCCGCTGCATCGAAGTCAGGGAACTCATCCTTCCATTCGTCATAGATGGGAAAGGGGTATCCGTTTTCTCCCTGCACCTGGAGAATGAAATTCTTCTGGCTCACGAACTGACTCCCCTCTGCGAGTGAGGCTTCCGAAACCTCATTGGTGCAACCTTACCACAACCTCCATCCTGTGTCAAGTATGAGAAACGAGGCTGATTGCTCAGCCCCGCCTCCCAGAACATAGGTTATCGTTCACGAGTTGCCCTAGGTGTTCGAGAAGACCCCGGTTACATGGTGCCCACCTTTCGTTTCAAAAACCCGAATCTCGCTCTGAAAAAATATTTGGATTTGGCCGGTTTTCATGGACCGGGAATCCAGTGGAACGAATGTATCATAGGTGACAGGCTGTGTCAAGGGGGTAAAAACGCTACTGGCCCAACCGAAGTCAGGCCAGTAAACGCTCGGAAACCTTGGAGAGGGGGAATCAGCGCCTTGCGGGGTTGCTCACGGGGCGAGCATGCTTGGCTTTGGAAACCTCTCCTCAGCGTTTTTGACAGGGAGTCTCACTTCTCTGCCAACCGAAATGTAGCACGGATGTGCTGATCTGTCAAGAGGGGGCGGGGCGGCTAGTGGAAGGATCCAGCCGCCCCAGCAGGAGTCGGGATGATCAGGGTCCGATGGTGTAATAAACCCCTGATCACTGTGTGATTTTACCACAATCCTGGTCTTCGATCACGATCTTCCGTCTGGCCTGAGCTTCATCCCAGGTCATGCCTGTTTTGGGCGCAACATAGCAGTCCCAGAATCCCTTTCCATTCGAGTGTTCCTGCCGAAAGATATAGCGGCCATCGGGATCGTTTTGGCGATACAGGATCCAGTCTCCGAACTCGATGGGAATCTGCTTCTTGGCATCGACATCTCCCACCACCCTGGTTTCGATTTGGAACCCCTGCCCATCATAGGTGATTTTGTGAACGATCATATCGGCAACGCTCCAGGTTTCCTTGAACTCCACCGCACAGAGGGCGAGGTTGCGTTGCCAGACAAGGGTTTCGATTGCGGACATCAGGCGAGTACCTCCGCACGACGTTTGACAGTGTCGTGAGCTTGCTGCCGGGGAGATCGATATTCTGTTTCTTCCTCCTCGATCCCATCTTGGATCTTCTTGCTTGCAGGCGATCTCAGGTCGCGATCTGTCAGGGGGATCGAGAAATACTCAACCGGAGCATGACAGTATCCCCTGGAAGGCTCAAAAACGGCCCCTGGAGGCACGAGATCTTCGAAGCGGTATCTTGGGTCATGATCGGGGGAGAAATCGCGTCTACGGGCCTCTATTTCTTTCCTAGGGCCTTTCCGGGTGATTTCAATGGCAGCGGTGACGTATCCCCAGAGGATCATGGCGATATTTGGCTCGATGGGCTGTCGCCGCATCAGGTTTTGCATCATCACCAGCGTGTCGAGATCTTCGGCGTCGTAGCACTCATTCACCAGCCGCAGCCAGTCTTCGATCAGGTCCGCATCGTGCCATCTCGCCACGTATCGATTGATTTCGGCAGACCCTCGTTTGCGTCCGTGGCTCCCCTGGGTCTGGTTCGATTCCTGGGAAATCCTTCTGGGGGCTTCTGCTGGGTTCGCCATGCTGTTGAGAGCCACTGATTCCTCCCGCTGCGCTTGGCCCGGTTCCGATCCCTGGCCTTGAGGCAACCAAACTACCACATCCTAGACAAAACGTCAACCCTCTGCTCGCGTGCGCGAAGGTGTTTATTCGCCATTATGCTCATTTCAAAAAACCTTCCTTTTCCCAGATACCCACCAGATACGTTAAAGCTACGATGCTGAGAGGAGTACGGTATTCTTCTTTCTCCATCGTTACTCCATCTCCTATCCCGTACTTGCTAGTAAGATAAACAAACTAACGTGAGTTAGTTATTCCAGCGCACGTATGCGCCCACGCCTGATACCTTACTGTTAATCGCGTGCGAATTCAGATAGCGCGTACGCGTACGCATATGAACATGTTGCTCACTGAGCAGAACCATGCTTACCACTGAGCAGGAGTTGACAGGTGTCAAATTTCATCCCCTCCTATTACCGCACGAAATCCTGGTACACCATACGAGCCAAAACCCTCAAGCGAGATGGCTACAAGTGCGTGTACTGTGGAGATAAAGCGGCCACTGCGGACCATGTTTTACCCCGTTCTAAGGGCGGGAAAAACACCCTGGACAACTTAGTGGCAGCTTGTCTGCGGTGCAATGAAATAGCAGGAGGCCGGGAATTCCCCAACCTCGCTGCCAAAAAAGCCTTTATTCTTAGAGTGGCGAAAAGAACCCCCGTCTATGGGCGGGGAAAATCTACTCCCCGTAAGAGATCGTGATGGATTTGACCCCCGGCACCTTGACCGGATTTTCCAGCCCCGGCACGGTTAGCTCGATTTCCAGACCCTCTTCCATATGTCGCCATTCCGATTTGGACCCCCCGGCATCTTCGCGGATTTTGACCCCCGGCATAGTGGCCGGATTTTCTACCCCTGCCAGTGTCGGTGGATTTTGACTCCCATCCATCTCTGTGGAATTTCCACCCCCGCCTAGATCGGTGGATTTTTGACCCCCACTGACCTCCGTGGATTTTTCCCACTCCCCTGAGATTTCGTGGATTTTTTCTTGAGTGGGGGTCGTTTCCTCCGATTTTTCCTTGCGAAATACCGAAATATCCCGATTTTTGGCAATAAAATTAGGCGGAAATTCCCCTGAGAACTCTGCCAGAGCTTGCCCAACCCTGTTGCGGTAGATCGGCTTCTCATACAGATCGACCAGGAGATGGTCTATGGCACGCTTGTTCGCCCTCTCTGGTAAGCGGGAGTCCACTAATGTCTTTTCGCACCACTCCAGGGTGTGTTCCCTGTTCCATAGCGTTTCCTGCCAATCCGCTTTCTGCATGGCGATGCGTTCCCGTACGTCATTGAGCCTCCTGAGGGTGTCTTTGGGGTTGTGATTGGTTGATTCTTGCTCAAGAATATGGCGTGCCAGGAAGAGAGGATAGAGAGAGGAGATCACCTGGAGGAAGTTATCGCCCTTGGCATAGTTCTCTTGCTGTTTTGGTTCTGGTCCCAGGGCGATAAACCACTTATCACGATGCGTCCCAATTAATCTTCTCGCCATGGATTTGGTGAGGAAAAGAATGCGATTATCGATGACTCTTTGCCAGACAGGGCCGATGGTGATGTCGTTTCTTAGTTCGGGAAGGAGGCAGCCCAAGAATTGGGTTTTGGGGTGAGCGAGAGAGCGCATGATCATTGAAAGCTCGACCAGGAGGATCCGATTCCCCTGCTCTGCGATGACTTCCTGTGACCATCCATGAATGTTGTCCAGGCCGAACAGCGTTCGCCCACTGGGAGCTACGATACTTACTACTACTATGCTGTCATAGGGGTCTGGAGTTCCCGCTACGGCCAGTCTGCCTGAGAAAAAGATGGAGTCAAGGTCATCCGTCCTTACTTTCTCAGGTAGGGACGCTACGACCTCGTCTCTGTATAGCTGCTTGGTTGTCTCGTGGGTCACGAATCCTCCTGCTAGCACAATTGACACCTGTCAATTTTTGTGCCTCTCAAGACTAGCAGAAGGACTGTGCTTTGTCAATTGGATAGCCAGCACGTTTTGACAGGTGTCAATAATTTTCCACGGTTTTTTGGTTCCGTTCGAAGCCGCCCAAAAATTTCCACGGTTTTGGCCTCGCGTTCGAATGACTATAAATTCCCACGGTTTTGAAGTCCCGTTCGAAGGGTAGCGCTATCTAAGTTCCCGGCACTTTCCGCCCCGCGCCCGCTCGCCCGCGCCCGCGCACCGAATCCCAACCGTTCCGATATTGTCCATAGACTTGGTGGGGTTGTGCCATTGTCCATAAAGTCGGTCGGGAATGCAGGGCTACATATCCCGCGAAACCGTGTCTCTTTAGAACACACGTTCTAAGCGACATATCCCAGTGTACCAGACTACATATCCCAGTTTTTTTCGGTTTCAGAACATCCGTTCTGATTTCCCAAAACCCGAACATGCGTTCTTTCTGAGCGGGAGTGACACTGTATCCAAAATCGTCGCCAGAACACGCGTTCCAAAAACCATGCCGGCCTAGGCTTGACAATAAAATGTGTTCAATTGAGTTATTACGGCAAAACCCTGATAACCATGCGGAAAACGACGAAAATCTGAAATAGGTAGTAGAGGCCATGAAACGGGATAGAAACGCGCTATGGTGCCTTATTTTGCGTTCTAGGGGCATCCTGGTATGTGTCGGGATACGCGGTTTTGACGTTTCCCGACAATGGCATGCGGAAATCTCCGCGTTGCCGGGAAACCCTGTCAAAATCAGACCGCCAAAACTGGTTTCGTGCTGCACACGTTGCCATACCATGCTGACAGTGTGTGGAATGACTCCCCATGCTGCAGAGAATCCCTGCAGCGCATTGTGAGAGGGTTTCCGCGTACGCGATACCTATAAGAGTGGAGAAAACGAAATCCGTCTCTATTCGGGGTTGACACATCCGTACCATTGCTGTAAGGTACTTCCCAGCGGAGCCAACATTCCCAGAGGCTCCCAAAACCGGGAAGCGACAATGAAATCTAGCGCGGGAAGAAACCGGAGAAGTGATCTCCCGCATATGTCAGCTAGACACTTCAAACGTCAATGAATCCCGGTCTAGCGGAAGTGATCTCTGCTAGCCAGTCAGACTGAGGTAGTACCGCCATTCATATGGGGAATGCCGAACGTGCTAACTGAACGTTGCGACAACGTACAGGACGCTAAGTCGGGAGGAACCACGGTACAGGACGTAGGGAAAACTACCTCAGCGTAACGGTTCTGGAGATTCCAGACGGTAGCGGGACAACGCGCTACCGTCTGGAGTTTTGGAACACACGAAAGGGAAAACAATGGAACCAACCTGCACGCGTTGCGGTTCAACGGATGACGTTCGCGTTTCCGGTTATTGCTTTGACTGCATACGGCAGGGTCGCAAGAATCGGGAAGTCAACGAAACGACAACGGAAGCACTAGAGAGAATGGGACGAAAGGAAGAAACCATGTCTGACACGTTCAAAATCGAAAATGGCGGACCTGGTTTTTACCGTTGCTACCTAAATGGAGACTACGTAGGTTCCATCGTGCAGGATTCGGAAGCTATCCGATACGACGATGGCAAGATGCACAAATCATGGTATCTCCGCTCCAGGTTGCTGGGATACAACGTGCATTGTGACCGCTATTTCGCTGACATCCGGAAAATGGCGAAAGGCTATTTCGTTCGCGAACGTGCGGAGTCAACGGTAGTTGGGAAGGAAGAAACCATGTCTGAGGATTTTCCGGCAATCAACTACACACTAACCGTGAATTTTGTTGACGGTTCGCACGTTGACCAATATTTCGAAATCATGCAATCGGCAGAGGCTGCAGGTAGGCGTTGGTTGGATTTCGGTAGTAATTACTATCCCGACGCGGTGTCTTTCACGGTATCAAATCGTGAGGGTTTCCCGGTTTTCGGACTAGCGAAAGACACCCCGTACGTGTGTAACCAGTGTCAAGGTCCGGTTGACGCTGGGTACGCGGAGTCAACCTATATCGTTGACGGGAACGTTTCGATTTGTCGCGATTGTGCGGCAAAGGAAGAAACGGAAACCGTGTCTGGTTTTGAGGTAGACATCTACGAAAATGCCGACTGGCACACGCGAACCTTTCCGGAATGGTCCGAGTGCCGCGCCTATGCGACCCATTTTGTCAAGCGTGGTGCCCATGTTGTGATATGGGATGGAAACGACGAAATCTACAATTCGTCTGTTTCGCAGTGTGTGCCGAAAGAATCCCCAGCGGTACAAAAACTCGCTGATCTCCGTACCACACTCGACAAAATAAAATGGGAAGTTTTCGGCACGCTGGTTACCGCGTGTGACGTGGGGTGTCATCCTAATTCAAAATCTCCGCTTGCAACCTACGTCAATGATGCGTTGCAAGCCTACGGAACCGCTGAAGCATGGCTACGTAGGATGGAGTCTGGCGATAGTGACCCTGGAGTCACCGCTAAGGACGTTGAAACGGAGTTAGAGCGTTACGATGATGCACTAGAGAGGATCCGCCTAGCGCATACATACCGCTAGAACGCAAAAACAGGCACCGTAGACGCACGTTCGGAAACGAAACGGAGTCTCACCGCTATGCAGCCTTACACGTTCCTGCAGACGCTGAAATCGTGCGAACGTTCCGGCATTCTACTCCCGCGAACCGCGCTAAGCCATGAAACGCGGCTAGCGTGCTATGCGGCGGAAATCATCGTTTCTAGGCCACCAGTACAAGAAACCAAAACCGATACCCTTATCGGATTTGAATATCCAACCCTGAAAGGAAAATAACATGGCACGGTATGCATGGGTGATAACCCGAGATCATTACGCGGAGAAATACAACCCTGAAGACAACGAAACCGGGGTTATGGGACCGCGAAGTATCACCCCAGCCCAAATCGAACGATTAGAACGCGGGGAAGGTATTACGTTCAAAATGAGGGATGACGATAAGGAATTAGTTTACACCGGAAAAATCATCGGAGATTTTGACGGTTTTGAACCGCTAGACGATTTCGGCATGCCGAATTTTGGCTGTACCGAAATCTGCTACCCAGGTTCAAAACTCTATGGGAATGGAAAGGCACTCTAATGAAAACCGCGCCAGACGGCTATTCACGGAAACGACGCTGCAGAGTGCCGGGAGCGTTTCGGCACAACCCTGCCGACTGTTATTCCCGCCGCTTCCGCTATCGCAGTATGACGATAGCGGAAGCACGCGCTATCACCTGGAACACTCCCCTCTGGGTACTGTTTCAGGACGGAGAAATCATGTCGGTTCGCCTAAACGGATCCGTCAAAACATGGGTCCGAGATCAGAACCGCGTAGAGGTACCGCTGAAGTTTGGTGCCCATGCCAGAGGACAATTCCGGAGCGTTAGTCAATCAGACGGAACCATGTCTGATTTGATTGTCCTGTTAGACGCAAGCGGAAACCGAACCGATAACGAAACCTACGCTGTCACACAAGAGATTTATTAGAAAGGAAAATCCCATGGCATACATTGACGCTGGAAAATCCGCATTCTCCCGCACGGGGTTGACGCCACTCCGAGAACGCGTCAACACAATGATTGAACGGTTTCTGATGCGCGACATTCCAAAGGATAAACACTGCGGTACCGTTGTTGTCAACCTTTCCGGCAGAATCCCGCATGCTAGCCGCTGTTTCAATCATCGTAACCGGCATGGCATGCTAGAACCGATTTACTGCTATCAGCAACATACCGCACGGCTGAAAGTCGCCCATATCTCAGCGGCGGGATATGTTGACTTTTTTGATGGTGAGGTAGACAGCGACCCAACGCAAGATTTTTGGGCGCATAGCATGCTCTATCCCAGTGAGGTAGAAAGGTTGATTTCCGCCTATGCGGAATGGCAAGAAAACGAAAGGAAGCAAAACCAGGAAAGACTGCAGAGAGAATGGCTGTCGCGTGGTAAGGAAAACCGCGCTAACGCGTTAGGAAGGAAGTAACGTGCATCTTATCGGATGGTGGATTGACGAATTGCGCGGGGTTTCGATCTACGTACACGGCGTAGATCTCACAGAGGAAAGGGTTTTCTTTCAGGACGAAAATGGGGAGTATGGGGAAGTACCGCTGTCCGTTTTCGAGCATGTCGTTGATACCGAACGTCTCACGTACGTAGGAAGGAAATAACCATGGCCTACACCACAACAAACTTCAAAACCAAAAAGGCATTCAAGGACGCTGTAGCCAGTGGAAAGGAAATCAGGCTGTTTTCTCCCGGCATGTTTCCACCTAACCAGAATGGTAGAGAAACGGTAGAGGGACCGCATTTTCCGGAACCGCATCGATGGTATGCCAGTGTGACCGTGGAAAACGGGGTTGTCAAAACCGTCAAATAACCAGAGGGGAGTCTCACCCATGAAAATTCTTACCCTCGCTGCCGCCAATACCAAAATGGCGAAAGGCGACTATTTAGATATCGTCGCTGCCATCCTGCATTTAGCTCCGTCTAACGCGTCGGGATACAACGTGTGCATTCATGCCTCTCCAGGTTGTGAGCATGCATGCTTGAATCTTTCAGGACGTGGCATTTTTGCGATGGTGCAGGAAGCACGAATCCGCAAAACGCGGTTACTTTTCGAGAATCCGGAAGTCTTCACGTACATGCTGCTAGCGGATATCGATGCGCTGCAGCGAAAGGCTGCCACCCAGCGCAAGCGGTGCGCTATCCGCCTAAACGGTACCTCTGATTTCCCTTTCCATACCTTCCCGGTTCACCACAACGGGGTTGACTTTCCCAGTGTCATGCATGCATTCCCAGAGGTACAGTTTTATGACTACACCAAAGTACCGCATACGATCAGACACGAAATCCCAAACAACTATCACCTCACGTTTTCCCTGTCAGAATCCAACGACAAACACGCGCTAGAGGCCTTACAGCGCGGTTTCAATGTCGCGGTAGTCCTCGACGTTGCCGAAACGGAATCCCTGCCGGAAACATGGGGGGGATATCCCGTCTTAGACGGTACCAAACATGATTTCCGGTTTTTGGATCCGGCAGGATATATCGTCGGTCTGAAACCGAAAGGAAAACGCGCAAAGTGTGATAGCTCCGGTTTCGTTCGCAGCCCTGCCGATACCTTTCACCCCGAACGCAAGCTAACTCTCGCCATTCAACAACGAAAGGAACTCCCCAGCCATGTCTAAGAATGAAATCTTTCCCTATGGGACATACCGATTCAAAAACAGTAACGATATCGTGCGGCTATGCGCGAATCCCGATTCCAGAGAATTCGTCAATATCCGGACAGCCTCTGGTTACGTCTACACCATGCGGGCTGAAACGATTCGGTACCATATCGAAATCGGTACCCTGGAGCGCTGGAACGTAGATGCCTCTAGAACGCAAAATAAGGCACCGTAGAGGCACGAAACCCCGCTAGAGGACTAACTACCCTCTAGCGGTTCAACCCCGCCTTAGAGCGCCTAAAATCGCGTCGGACCTGTCACCTGTCAAAACGAAAGGAAGGGTATGCGATTCGTCAATAAACGTTTCAAGAGCAATTGCCACTACGAAACGTCAACCCTCAGCACAGTACGAGTACTGGCACACTGGCGAGATTTCTACCTCCGGAATGGGTGGCGCTTTGACGGTATGTACCGCTGGAGTCAAACATTCTGGGGACACTCACTGCTATGTCGAGTGTTGATTTTTACCCATCCCGAAACCGGGAAGCACGATACCGTCTATGTAGCGGTACAGCCCTGGTAACGAAAGGAAACCCCCATGTTTGGCTATGGAATCTCGAAACGCGGTACCGTGCGGAGAAAGGGTAAAGCCAAAACCGGCCGATTTATGCGGAAGTGTATCGGTATCGGTTTCGGGGTTGGTATCGGGATAGCCGTTATCAATGCGTCGGCAGCGGACAGGATAGGACCGCGTTTCCCCTTACCAGAACCATTCACGGTAGGCACAGAACACACGGTAACGCTGAAATCCAAAACCCTAGAATGCGTCAATCTGTACACATGGGAAGATGGAACCGTGGTCGCAGCCTGCCGAAATCCGCACGGAAAAACCAAAACCCTCGACTACGATGCAGCCTCAGATACCTGGAAACCCTGGAAAGGCTGCTACCCAAAACTCCCCATAGACACCCAAAAACGTGTCAAGAACCTGCAGCGCTGCTACGGACAGAGCATCGTCTCTCAGCACGATTTCTAACCAGAGGAAGAAAGGAACCAAAACCATGAATAACCCCGTCCTCTCCCGTCTGATTCGTGCCTCCCGTATCGCCATAACCCTTACAGCCCTCACGATCAGTACAGCCAGTGGCGAAACGGGAAGCAACGCAAGCGCACACATTGTAGGTCCGCACAACACACGGTTCCCCATTATCGGTACTGCAGCGTACAGCGCATCCTGCATCCTCAGTCACTACGTCTACGATGATGGCAGTATTGATGCACTCTGTACTGAGGATGGGCAACGGTACCGCTATGATCCGGACGGACAGCCTTACCAGAACACCAGCGGTATCCCGATTAGACAGCCAGGATGGTATGCCATAGGGGATAGCGGGAAGGGTATGAGAATGGGATAGAGAGGTAAGGAAGGTAGAGGTATGAGGGTACAGGATGGTGCTACACCATCCTGTACGTATCTTGTATGCCATACTGTGAGACAGAGAGACATAATGTATTGGTTATCACATTCAGACTGCACCATCGTATATCTCACGCGTTCGAACGATAAACCAAAATAAGTCACAAGCCTAATATACCTAAAGTACGTACATGCCAAAAAGAACGAAAGGCTCAAATCCTCACGGGAGCGCGATGAAGATAATAAGGTACAGTATGGGACACGCGACATATCCCATGCGCCATAGTGCAGCGATGTCGCATACAACAACATAGACACCAGGGGACTAATAGTGTCTATGCATGTATCCTATCGTGCCGTTGTTGTTGCATACGACAACAACAACCCCATACCCCGTACGCCAGGATTTCCGTAGGCTACATATCCCTTTCGCGCTACGCGTGCAGACTACATATCCCAGCGAGCGGAAACGGAGAGGTCGCGGAGAACACTAGAACATCTGTTCGGTGCGGCACCTTAGTGTATTTCCCCCACGATCAAAAAAATTTTGGGGTACACCCCCTAGAAAATCCCTGGACAGAGGTGGTATAACACTTGTACCAACCCTATCTTTAGGGGAAGGGAGTCTTATGGAAGAGAGAGTTGGGATGGATATGGTTGCCACAGTGGTGGTTGGGGTGAGTGTCGGACTCATTCTGTTTGTGTTGACGCAGTGGTTTCTGGATCAGCCGTGAGGGAGAGGGAGGCGATGACCGATAGTCTGGTTGGCGATCATTCCGTTATTGCGGAGGTGCCGCAGTCTTTACGAGAGAAGGTCGAGGTGCTTTGTGCGGAGATCGAGGCGTACTGTGATTACGCGGTGGCAGCGGCCTCTGATGATGGCAGCATGCAGGACGTGGCCCATGAGCTTGAGGCCATGCACGGGATCGCCAGGATGCTGACGGACCTACTCAAGGACCACGGGATCACAGTAGTGGTGGATGATGATTGCCGGGGGTTTGAGGTTTATGGATGAGAAGGAAGAGATCCAGGTCTTTGAGGATGCGCTCAATCTGAAGGAGCCGTGGGTGGCGACGGATGGCGAGTACTTCGCCCGTGGGGCAACGGAGGAGAATGCAAGGCGGGCGCTGAAACTCCTGAGAGAGATGCACCAGCTTCGCCAGACTGGAACAACGTACACCTGGAGAAACGATGAACAAGGATAGCTTCATCAAGGCGCTCGCGAACGGCCACCACTCGTGGATGACGGATGGCGAACACCGCAACGCGTATGAGGAGGGTGATCGGTGTGAGGAGTGTATTGCCTGGGCGGAAGAGGTCGCGCCGTTTATCTCACCCATGATCGAGGACTTCGTGGCGGAATGGATCACTGAGAGGTATAGGCACACGTTCGGTCATGACATCGTTGATGCGTGGCGGGAGGAGCGTCTTGGCAAAGTTCACAACCTGGATATTCACGGGGAAGGAGTATCGGGTCTTGACCAAAAAGGGTTGGCGGGCCGCGACCAAGAAAGAGGTCAAGAAGATCCTGCAGAAAATGGCGAGGGCGTGGGAATGATCATCGGTCCAGAGACAACACAGCGGATGGTGTCCCTGTTGCGGGAGGCGATCCGGATCGGCTGGGATGCCGGGTACGATCCAAAAGATATCGAAGCGTTCCTCCAAACAGCCCTTTCCACGTACGCGAAATTTAGCCCCCAAAACTACCCTCCAGACGACATCGAGAGGTCTTAGTACCTTCACACCCCCAAACGCCTCACCACGGGGCTGTATTTGATCCACAGGGGCATTCCTCACCACGCCCCTGTGCAAACATCTCGGGGCTTATGAACTATTCCGGAGTAAAGAAAGTGATTACTGTTTTTACTCAAGCTTGACATTTCTGGGATCTACTGATACGGTTGTACCAATGGAGACAGGGAGTCTCTGCGGAAATTACGAGAGCGTAGCGGAGTTGGAAAGGAACGGATATGGCACGGCGGTATGAACAGCGGACGTATATCGAACCAGCGCGGCGAGGGTTCTTTGGCACGATCTTCAACGTGCTGAAGTGGCTGATCATCATCGGGATCATCCTGATCGTGATCGCGGCTCTATGAGCGACAACACGAAGGGATTTCTCTTCGCGGTCGGGATCATCGTTTTCTCAACGGGGTTGGAACACTTTGGCCTGATCACGCTGGGGGAACACCTCATCCTGATCGTGAACGCCTGGATACTACAGCTGCTGATAAAGGGGTGATATGGGAACTGATCTGAGTTTGAAGCTCGCTCCGCATAGGATTGGCGCGGTCAAGCTCTGGTTGGAGAACCTTCGTAGGCTCGATGTCCAGATCGAAACCATGATGCTGTCGGAAACGGCTCGTCGTGATCGGCCAGGGGACAAGGCGCTGATCAGTGAGCTACGGAAAGTAAGAAAGGATCTCGCCCGTGTCAGAGAGCGTATCGAACCGCTCACTCGCTGACCTTCTTGCGGAGGCAATCCGGCTGGATGAGGAGGTCGAGAAGCTCTGTGACCGAATCACCATATTAGAGGAAGAGCGAAAACCCCTGGCCCTGAAATC